TAAAAAGTACGCCAGCCGGTAAAGCAGGTAAAATGAGCAGGTACCAGGCTTTTTAGTACATATTTAATTATTATAGTATTTTAGCATGTAGCAATAACGAACATGCATTAAACGGCAATTTATGGCACTTGTGGCTGGAAAATACATGTTTGGCACTAAGGTATAAACATACTAACATACCCCGGAACATTTGCTAGGTGCCGTTTTAGGCACTGTAGCCTGTGACTACTGCAATTGCTTTATTGTAGCCATTTTATAAAGTATTAAAATCCCGGGCCGGGTATCAAATAGGCAGGCAGGCTAATTATAATATACACTATTGCGGAAAAGCATAAACAAGCTATATATTTTCCCATATAATAGCTGGCACATATTATGGGCTACTTTAGGCACTTGACAGCCTTTTGCCTTTGACGCTCGTTATCCTGCCTATAATGCAAATAATGGGAAAACTGTATAAAGCTGGCTGTTAAGCTGTGGGGCTATTAAGTACGGAAAAACGGCGGCCGGGTATCAAATAGGGCAGGTAACAATTATTGTATATATAAATATTCCATAACTACTAACATAAAAGCATACGATATATAAACATACAAAACATTTGACAGCACTTTAAACACTTTGACACTGACTTTAATGTACAACTGTACATAATTGGGATTATTTAGTACATGCTGGCTGTAGGCTATTTTAGGCACTTATATTATCAAGCCTTTAATGCACTCCAAACACTGGGATGTAGGCTAATATTTTAGTGCTATTTAGTTTGACAATATTGTATAACAATGTGGGGTAAAATGTGAGAGATTACTTTTAGGGTATGTACACGCTGACAAACGGTGCACAGGCGCCTTTATACTGTTGTGACGCGATACTTGGAAAACGACTGTGTTGCCTGCTGATATCAATTGTCTTTGCCTTAAATCCGATTTTAAGCTCCCTCCGCCCTTAATTCCGCCAAGTACTCCAATTGCCCACGTGTAGCCAGCTCGTAAACGGGCCACTGCCACACGTTCCCACACTTGCCCGCACTTTTATACCTGCAAATAAAAACAGCCACACCGGTGCCAAAAGGACAAATAAGGTGCCAAGCTATTTTTAGTTAGTTGTCCATGCTATTACTATATATATAGGGAAAACGCATAAAGCACTAAAAACAGCTTTGACACTTTTTATTACCTTTGACGCTCATTTATTTTAGGGGTGCAATTGTATTAAGCCTCCTTTTTCTGCCCTTATATGCCCTTTTACGAGCTCGATATTTAGCTTAAAATACCCATTTTACGCATTATTTTATCCACAGTTTATGCCAGTTATCCACAGCTTGCATAGTCAAAGTTATACACAGCTTATCAACATATTTATCCACAGGCGCCTACTTATCCACAGCTAGTCAAGTTATCCACAGTATCCACACCCTTGGCACTTATCCACAATTATTGACACTTATCCACAAGCCAAACACTTATCCACAATTTATTGCACTTATCCACAGGGGCAACACTTATCCACACTTTGAGCAAGTTATACACAGGCTGTCAAGTTATCCACTGTTTTATGGGGTTATACACACCCCGATTAGTTGTCCACAATTTGGCAAGTTTATCCACAATAAAATTGTGTCAAGTTGTCCACATTTTTATCCACACCCTGACTAAAATTATCCACAAAGTTGTCCACAATACGAGAATAGTTATCCACAACCCCTGCCAAGTTGTCCACACCCTGTTGATAAGTGGGAAAGTGACCCGGCCAGAGCGTAAGTCACACCCCCACTGTCTGCTGGCATAACATGCTCCTTGATATCAATTTGAGTGAATTTTCTGTGATTCTACCTGTCAAGCTACTGTATTACCTGTCAAACTACTGTATTGTCTGCCAAGCCCTGCCCGTTAAAGTATAAATTTACCCAATTTCTGGCAATTATTTTCATTTTATAAATTTCTGGCTGGCTGGCCTGGTAAAATTTTTGCCATTTCTGGCTAGTTTGTACTGTCTGGCACTAAAATGCTGTCTGGTACTGATATAAAAGTCTAAAGTTGCCCCCACCCCATTACCGCACCATATAAAAGTAAATCCGTAATATAAAGTTTGACGTAAGTACTGGAATGCCAAATTTACAGCATAAACTGTTGGACGTATCCACACAATCTTAACTAAGGTTAAATTAAGGGAAGTATCCACAATATTTTAGATTAATCCACTTAAATCACGCTTTTTAGAGTGAAAATACCCTCACACATCAGTTGGCTTCGCCAAAACTTAATAAACATAACTACCACGCTGTTTTAGTGTATACTGTAGCCCCTTAATTCTGCCTTTAGGGCATAAAAAATAGTAGGGTAATACATTTATACCCTCGTAAAATTGCGTGCAAAACTCCTGTTATTATTTGTTTACAGTTGGCGCTGAGTGGTTTTATACTGTAGTAAGTTTAAGTACTTAGGCGCCCGGTTGGGGGCAGTTTTACTAAACTATACTAGGAAATTTGGAGGAAAGTTGTATGAGTAGAGACTTAAGAATTGGATTCGAAGTAGAGCAATTTAAAACTATGAAGCCTATTGCAGAATATACGAATGAGGAACTTTTAGAGTATTGGCGTATGCTGAGAATGACTTGTAAAACAGGTCCATGTGATTTGAAGTCTATGGTGAGCAGTAAAGAATTTTCGTCCTACGCTTTTGTTATAGATTTACAAGATGAGATACTTAAGAGGATGAATAAGTAGTAGGTGCCCGGTTTGGGTAATTTTTATTAAAGGAGAAATAGTATGAATGCCCTCAAACGGAAATTGAGTACAATGGGTAGAAAAGATGCACTAAATTGGTACCTTAAGTTGTACCCAAACAGTCCTGTAAGGCGTAAGAGCGCCATATACAGAGACATAATGAAAAGAGCTCGTACTAAACTGAAGGAGGAATTTAGATGTCTAAAGTAAAAGAATTTTTTGAGCCCATAGATAGTGCTGAGAGAAAGAGGATACGTGAGCAAATAAGAACTAATTATGATGCCACTATATTTGTACGTGACATGGAATATTTAGCCAAGGACAAGACGCCGGAGGAACTTTACGAATTGTATGTACTTATGTTATTTGTTGACAAGGGAATGGACCGCAAGTTAGTTGATAGACAGCTTGATGATATAGTGGCATTGAAGGAAAGACTAAAGTTGGAGGCGATGAGAGATGAAGGCAAGTAAATGGAGATGTGAAGTGTGTGCACAAGAATTTGATAGTGAGATGGGTGCCGCGGATTGCGAAGTGTCCCACGGACAACAATGTGACTGTCAAATAAGAAGGTATACGAGACTACACAGCTGTCCAGTAGGGCAATCCAAGACGCTTTATGTAAGTGTTAATTACAATGAAAAGGCTATAGAGTTTGAGACCTATGGTGGATATCTTAAGTTGAATGTGAAACAGATTAAAATAACCCACTGCCCATTCTGTGGCAGAGAATTGTAGGGTTAACACTATGAATGAGACAACCTATAAGGAATTACAGAAAAGATTTACTAATAAACTCAACAACACTGACTTGACAGGAAAGCGGAAAGAAGGTTATGAGGAAGGTATCTTAGCATGTAAGTCTATACTTAGAGAGATTTATCAAAAGGAGAACAAACAGATATAGGAGGGATTATATGCCATGTTTTGGAAGGTACGACGAGACATCCGCAGTTTGCTACTTATGTGAAGATGACAGACTATGTAAAGCGTATATGGCGGAACAAGAATTAGAAAAGAGTAATTGATTAAAATTATGGAGGATTCAAATGGAACATACAGTATCAATATCAAAAGAAAAATTCGAGCCACTTGCTGACGGAAGAGTAAACTTTATAATAGTCAAGAAAAGTGATGGATATTTCAGCATTGGGGACAAGCTACTTATAAAAGGGCATAAACAGGGCATTTATATAGGTAAGTCAGTCAAGCGTGAGATTACATTTGTACAGGGGCAAGAGGGAATAGACCCTTATATAAGATTTGTTGCTCTGTCACTCAGGCCATTTGAGGTGGAAGCAACTGCAGAAATGAGTGCGTTGGAATATTTAGAGCGTAAGTCCAGAATGTTAAAAGGATGTACACCACAACATGAATGCAAGTACTGCTCATTCAGCGAGTATATGGATGGGAGACATATTTCCTGCCACGAACTCGAGCGACTGGACCCCAAAAAATTCATTGACGGGGTTAAAAACTGGGCTAAAATGAATCCACCTACCACGTACATAAGTGTGCTACGGGAAAAATTGCCTAACATACCCGTAAATATGAGAGGAATTCCAGAGACATGCATTAAGAATTACTTTGGAAAAGAGCCTGAGGTAGACTGCACTAAATTTAGGAACTGTATTGAATGCTGGAATAGACCATACAAGGAAGAGCAATAAGGTTAAAGAATGGAGGGTGAGAATGTCAGACGCAAACATACAAACGGTAATGGATACGCAGAATGTCGCTAATATGATTACTAACTTTTTGTACATTGATGGAAAAGCAAGAAACGGAGTAAAATCTGACCTAACTAATGAGCAATGCCTCGATATGCTCAAGCGTGTGGAATCCTATCTGTACGATTCTTATACGGAGGCGGCAAGATTCTTGGGTTGGATAGACTAATTGGAAGGGGAGGAAAAGTGATGAAACTGTATACAAAATGCAATAGATGTGAAGAGGAATTGAGTTTTGACAGTACTTCAAGCAATGTTGACAACGGAGTTGTTATAAATGAGGAAGTACTTTGCTTGAAATGCCTTGAGAAGGAATCAAAGGAATTGTTGGAGTCGAAACAGAAGATATTGAATAAAATTGGGCTAAGTGAAGGGCACAGACATACTAGAATAAAAGATAATGTGCTCTACATTGTTACTGATATAGGTGGAATTAATAGAGATTATTATGGAATTGATGAATATACATTGGTGACAAATACCTTAACTGGCGGAATGTCTATTTGCAAGGACGGGGAGGAGCAACTTGAACTTGACATAACAATATCAATTGGAGCTCTAACGAATATTATTAAGGTAATGAAATTTATGTGTGATTAGGAGGTCGTGCAATGGATGGCAAGTTTGATAAAGATTTAACACTTAGGATATTGAATACTGAGCCCCAATTTGGGCACAAACACTTGTTGGAGGATGGTCAACCTAAGCCATGTTGCCCTATGTGTGAGAGTGGGCATATAGTAAAATTTGAACACTTGGCAAAACAATCCAAACAAGCAGAACAGGTGATGTTTGAGGGCAGAGTGGCGGAAAAACTATTTCAGATGGGTGTTCCATTTAATATGATACACGACACAATTGAAATACACGTGAATGATGGAGGGGACGTGGATAAGTTAGTGGACACAATAATGAAGGGCATTTCAGACTTACTGCCCAAGGATGGGTGTTAGTCAAATGCGTACTTTTAAGCAAGTGAGTGAAGCAACCCTAAGAGAATGGCTTAATGCTGGTAAAGGAACACCTACTGACGTACTATGCGAATGCGGGAATGGGACTTTAGTGGTTAGACAGGGACAGCAAAGATTTTTTGGGTGCAGTAATTATCCATTCTGCCACCGTACTTACACCATAAAGGAACGTGGAACTGCAATTGCAAACCCTGCCTTAATATTTAATGCACTTGAATTAAGTTTTGGGGATGAACAGGAGGAGGATGAATTTTGGTATGATATGTATCCGGGTGGGATACACTGTAAAGATGATATGTAGAGGAAGGAGGAATAAATTATGCCATGGGTATGTAAAACATGTAGAAAGCGTAGAAAGAAATGCGACTTTATGACAAATAAAAATTGCTACAGTCCAACTCTTGCGGCTAGGGTAGATAAACTTCTATCTGGACCAAGAAAATTAGTGCGTTGCATTGTTAAAGTATTTAGAGGTGAGGAAATTGAGTAGATTTTGGGCAAATCATGAAGAGGAATCACTTTTGATAACCACCGACGACTTAAGTGAGTGCAAGAACCACCCTGAACTACTGGAGGGCTTCACCGAAATAGACGAGGTGCAGTTTGGTAGGCTGGATGCTATGTGCTATATAATATCACTTGTGGAGGCTGTGGATGAATAAAGAAATTTTAATATTTGCATCAGGCATAAATATTGGGATACTGTTAACATTTCTAGGCTATGAAATTCTAGGGAACACCAAGGAGGAAAAGATGAATAAAATTAACGTTAGGTACCAAATTGACCCACTGATTTATATGTTTTTGAAGAAGCCTTTTGAGGCACAAAGACGTGGTACCCCTAAGTATTTAATTGTAGTAGATTCTTTTAAGGAGGCTACAAAGTACTACCATTTCTATGTATCTTATAGCAAGGTACTACTTATGAGCCCTGGTAATACAAAGGAAGGAAGGATTGTTATCAGTAAAGAGGACCTTTCAGCATGTAACAGTGTAAGGCAGTTGAAATCGTTAATTGTTGACAGAATTTTACACGGAATGGTAGCTTAGGAGGAGCAAATGGCAAATATTTATATAATGGATGAATTTGATTATCTTAAAATAGAGGAAGCCCTTCAAAAGGCAACCACTTTGGATGATATGAAAGACGCAATGTTGCTCTTTTTAAAGACTATGCCAGTTGAAAGGCAATAAGGAGGTACAAAAATGGGAAAATGCATTAGTTGCAAATCAAAGGTTGAATTAAAAGTGTGGAATGGCATTGGAATAGTAGTTAATGGCAGGTCGTTAATACCAGCAAGTAGCATGACTACGGATGAGGAAAATTGTAGCTGTTCGAATCCAATGAGTGAGTTTTACAATAGTGGCATAAGCAGAAATAATAGTTGCAATCTTTACGAATATGATATTACCCCAGGAAAGAAGTTAGTGAATGATGACGGATTTGATAGGTGCCCCGACTGCTGTACAATAATAGACAATTATCACTATAAATTTTGCCCTGAGTGTGGCATAAAAATAGAGTCCTAGGAGGTATGAGATGGAAGACGATATTAAAGTTAGAAAACTGTATCACTGTACACTTAAAAACAATATGGACAGTATTCAAGATGAAGGAATAAACCGCAGTTGCGATGGTGTTGTGTACTTGGCGGATTCTGCAGATAACTCGGCTAAGTTTTTAGTGATACGTGGATTCAGTCCAGAAAATTTAGTGTCATTTGAGGTGGATGTAGATGAATTGGACCGTAGCAAGTTGGATTATTCTTATGACCATAACGAAGCATTCTTTGGTTGTAAGGCTTACGTGTATGCGGACGATATTTCAGCAGGTGCCCTAATTGACATGTATGAATTTGAGTGAGGAGGTTTAAAATGAAAGACGATGAAGTAAATGTATGGCAATATGAGGCAAAATTCCCGATATTGGACAGATTGATTATGCCAATGGGCAGTGACGCCCTGGTTAGAGGTCAAAAGGCGATTGCAGTGCAGTCGATGATTGATAAAATCCCGGACATTGACCCCGATAGTATAGTGTGCATAGGAACAGAGTCAGATGTTGACCCAGTTTATGGGCATGCTGTGGTAAGAATCAGATTCAAATACAAGTGCAAGGTGGAAATTCCAAAGGAAGGGCTCAGCCCCTCCGATTTAGTACCTATAGCTCTAGTGACACGAGACGGCATATCAAATCTGTTACGGCACTATAACCATAAAAAAGTTGAATTAAGAGAGTCACTTTCACCCTTCATTGCCGACTACGAGAAGGGGCTATATGCAGGTCAAATGAATACTCTAAACTTAGTGATTGCTGACCTGGAAAATTTAATGAACGGTGGTGGCGTTAAATGAGGGGAAAGCTTAAATCCCTTGCAGGTAAGATAATCACTGTTACAGGAACTTTCGTTAGGTATGGTGTCAAGGAGGGTGATGGTTCAAAGTGGAATACTGCAATAATTACTGGTGTTAAAAAGGGAAATGAATTAATATCCGACCATTTATGGTTCACTATGGCAAAAGCGTGGCTGAAGACGGAGTTAACAGTGGGTACGGAAGTCAAAGTGACTGGTAAGGTATACAGATACAAAAGGTCAAATGGCAGTGTTGACTATGGTCTTCAGGACACACGTGAATTAGTTGTCCTAAAGCAAGGGGAAGGTGACGTGGCACCTGCTAAACAGTGGAGTAGCGGTGGCTTTGAATATTTTAAATACCTGACTAATGCGGGGCCTAGATGGTACAAAGCTAAGGATGGGAATGTATTCCGAGTTGAGTTTAAGTATGCGGGAACCTTCTTTCAGGAAAGCTTGCTAAACACAGAGCTGGAAGATGCAAAGTATATGGAACTCATACAAAAAATTATTTTACAGTAGCAAATGAATGGTTTTATACTGTACTATAAGGGGCGGTGGCAGAAATAATGCACACTTTAGAAAAAGGGTCGCAACCTTTGGTGGTAGTCAGGTCCATCAAACTTGCTCATCGCAATACCGAGAGACTTGCAGGTAGTCAGTCCTGTCCGCCCCCAACATAGGAGGTATTGAAATGGAAGAAAAAGAGTTAAAACTTGAGACAGAGTGTAAAGTTGACCTAACTCGTATGGATGTGTATGAGGATGCAATCGTTCCAGATGCGGATGTAGAAACCACTTTAAAAGTCATAAGAACAATCCGAAATGAATGTCTGAACCCAACAGCATTTAGAGCGGAAGCCGCTGTTTTGCTGTCCAATGCACACGCCGTTATAGTAAATCTTGTTCAGGAGTGTAGATAAAATGCTGGTGACAAGAAATCAAGATATTGAAAGAACATATCAAGCACTTATTGTTAGTTGTTCCGAGCGTCAATGCCAGGGTACTTGTGACAACAGGTGCTCATTTTGTGAGTTGGGAAGTGCAATGAACAATGCCAAGGAGGAGGTGGATAATAATGTCCAAGAACGTTTATAATATACGGGTCATTTCAGAGATGAATGAACAAGTTGCATTTACACTAAGCGTTAATTCCGCCCCTTGCAACTTGCAGGAGGGCTCTTTTATAACTATGCAAAAAGAGAACTTTCAGCAGTTTGTATCGGATTTAAAGGCTACAGTTACCCAAAAACCGCGTCGCTACTAAAATAAAACACAGGAGGGATAGAAATGGACAGCAGTGAAAAACCAATACTTATTAGAAATTGGAGAGAGCTTAAGTCAATAAATCAAGAATCCGAGACACATGTACTGAAAATAGAAGAGTACTCTGGATGGGTAGAGCCAAAAAACCCAAAGGACCCCGATTCCTATGACGGGCACTATTATTTATCCACCCACACATTCTATGGTAGTCAATATAAACAATCAACTGAGATACTACAGAAATGTGGGTTCAATGTGGAACTAGAAAATTGGGATGCAGAGGAGGAATAGAATGAAAATCTCAATGAAGGTTAGGAACAAAGTAACACAAATGGAATGGGCAGAAGAGTATGACATTAAAGATGAGTCAGATGCAGAGCAGTATGCAATAGACTTAATTGATAACTTTAATAACACGCTCCGACTAAATGAGGCACCAAGAGAATTAGTCTATGTGGAAATATTAGAGGATAGCAGTCAGGCTAAGGTTGCACATGACTGGGAAAAACAGAACGCCTACACAGTTGTTGGTAAGCACTCGGTCCATGATGTATACAGATGCAGTGCATGTGGCATAACCGGAAAACGCTTTGGATTGAGTGCGGATATAGTAAGGGACAATCAGTACAAGGCTACAAAATATGAATATTGTTTGGGTAAATCAAAATAGTGGAGGGTGTAATGTCACAGATAAGCGAGTTAAAGAAGTGTTTTGAGGTATTCTCACAAATTGAGAAAACTTCCAGCCGTAATGAAAAATTATCACTTTTGGAGCAAAATGAATCAGAATTGCTCAAACAAATTCTGTACTATACATTTAATAAGGCTTTAGTGTATAATATAGGAGAAAGGATGATTGGACATTATGAACAGAAACCTGTTGCTCTTCGTTCCGGTAGAGCTTTGTTTAAAGTGGGTAGTGATGCAGGTGAGCTATTTGAGCTACTTGATAAACTATCTAGCAATGAACTAACTGGTAATAATGCAATGACGGCAGTGAGGGCATTTATAAATCAGGATGACGAGTTCTTTTTTGAATGGTCAAGGAGAATATTCTTGAAGGACTTAAAAATGGGCATGAGCTCCAAGACAATTAATAACGTTTTTAAGGATTTAATACCAATATTTAGTGTAATGAAAGCAGAGCTATGGAACGGTGAGTCCCTTAATAGACCATTTTGGCTCCAACGTAAAATGAATGGATACAGAATGATAGCCTTCAATTATCCGGAGGGTGTTGTACTTAAAAGCAGTAATGGAGTTCAAATACCTGGATTTGACTTTATAAAGGAACAAATTGCACAATTTTTACCAATTGGTTACGCCTTTGACGGGGAACTTGCGGACAAAAATGATAAGTTTTCAAAGATACAGGAACTTGCATTCAGTGAGCAATCCATTGATAAAACAAGTGCTAAATATTTTATGTGGGATACTATGCCAATTGTGGAATGGGAAAATGAACAGACACTGCATAACTATTTCCGTAGGTATGGATTCCTTAGGTCGTGCCTACCTCAACACCACTGCCCACCCAATTTGGAAATTTTGGAGAACGTGTTTGAGTATTATGCAGACGAGGACGATGTTGGAGTTGACCCTGACGTTGAAATAACAAAGTGCTTTGACTCTGCATTGGAAAACAAATGGGAAGGGTTAATGATTAAGTTTAACATTCCTTATAATTGGGATAGGTCAAGGGATATGCTGAAAATCAAAAAGATGAAGGAAATTGACCTAGTCGTTACTGGTGTATTTGAGGGTAAGGGAAATCTTCAGGGCAAGTTAGGCGGGGTCTATGTAGACTATAAAGGGTACCAGGTTGGTGTGGGTTCCGGATTTAAAACTTACTCCAAGGACCCAGTTACCGGGGAAAGAATTGACGGGGACAGAGTTAAATTTTGGGAAAATCCAAATTTAATAATAGATAAAGTGATTATAGTCAAATATTCTGAAGAGATGAAGGATAAGCATGGAAATTTAAGCCTTCAGTTTCCTGTATTTATGGGTATACACCCGGAAAAGAATGACAGTTTATTTTAGGTGCCCGCCATGCTTATTCTAAGGATACTTGCATTAACGTCCATGATTTATTTGAGTCTTGACGCACTTATAGACGCAGTTGAGATAATAATTTTGATGAGCCGAAAAAGGAGGTGATTAATATTAAATATTTCTTGTTTGGAGTTCTAATTGGAATATTCATGGTTAGGTTGGTTAACAAATAGGAGGTGATTAAATGGAAAAGTTTGTACCCGCTTGTTGCTACCAAGAATATGGCGTTGACCTAGATGGTTGCAATACTCACAAGATTGAGGGGTGCCTTGGCTGTAAAAGTTTAATTGAGGGTAGGCAAGCCCCTTGCGGACTTCCCAACTGTGAATTTTGCAATGACTACCCTTGTATGACACACTTTGGACCACAAAACTAAATCGGAGGTATTAAAATGGAGATTAAGGTAGATAGAGAGAGCATGGTACCTAAGTATTTTGTATCATACCACAAGATTTATTATGTTTATTGCAAGGACAGAAAGGGGCTGGAAGACTTTTTGGAAAAATCCGGAATACAAGCTGGAAAGATTGAGAAGAACGCCAAGTTCGACGTATGGTGTGTTGCAGTATACGACCCAAGGTATAAAGTGTACATTGAGAAGAATTTGGAGTGTGCATAGGAGGCAATTCATATGGCGTATTACCACGCGAAGTTTTTCCTAGGTGCGGACTACACCAAGGAAGCAAGGATGTTTGACAGGGTTGGACTTCCCCTTATAAGTAAAGATAGGACACAGGTACAAAACTATTTAGACAGTAGAAAGTTGGATGTCGTATTAAGGAGCATGTATGGAAGAAGAAATAAGAGAAAAGGCTAACCAAGTTGAGCGGTTGGCACTTGATAGAGGATATTGGTTACATAATAGAACGGGTGACTATAAAAAACTTAACTTCATAAGAAACGATGGCAATTTAGGTTTGATTGTCCACACAGAAACAGGAGATTTTGAGTTGTATCATAACATCAATAAAAGTATAGCAAGAATAAGTCTTCCCAAGTGCAGTCCATTCTCAAATGAGGGGCATTTCAAAAAGATGGAAAGCCAACTATGGAAATTCGTGTCCGTTATTCTGGACAGTCCACTTTAGGTGCGTGCTATGACACACAGAGTAAAAACGTTACAGCCCTATTTTAATGATGTTAAAGTTGGGCATAAGACATTTGAACTTAGGATGAATGACCGGGACTATCAAGTTGGTGATGTACTACTACTTGAGGAGTGGAGTAAGGAACATAACTACACCGGGCGGGTAATACTTAAGATAGTCTCTTATGTGTTGAAGAATTGCCCGGAATTTGGATTGATGGACGGATACTGCATTTTAGGGTTGATAGACTTTTAGTGCAAAAAAAAAAGTGGGTGATTTAAAAAGTCATCCACTTTTTCACTTTACAATCATAACTGAACCCGTGTATAATGTAATAAAGCATTTAATTTATAAGGAGGAACAATAGATGGCGGCTAATGTAGAATCAATGTTTAGTGTTAGACAAGTTCCATGGCATGGACTCGGGCAGGTAATTAAGGATGCACCAACTTCCGAGGATGCAATGCATCTTGCCGGATTGGATTGGGAGGTCATACCAATGCCAGTATTTACTAATGTACCACAAGAGGGTGGGGGCATACAAACTATTGCCAATACAGTATGCAATGTAAGAAGTGACAATGGACACCCACTGGGCATAGTTTCAGGACAGTATAAAATAGTACAGAATAAAGATGCATTTGCGTTTACCGATGAACTACTTGGTGGTGGGGTTACTTATGAAACCGCTGGTAGCTTGAATTTTGGAAGAAGAGTTTGGCTACTTGCTAAAATGCCTTCCACATACATTCTAGAGGATGAGTTTGTGCCCTATTTAGTATTTACAAATGGACATGATGGAAAGGGTGCTGTTAAGGTTGCTGTAACGCCCATTAGAGTTGTATGCCAGAATACGCTTAACTTAGCCTTAGGGCAGGCTAAGAGAACTTGGTCGGTTAACCACATAGGTAGAATGGAATACAAGATGGAGGAGGCCAAAAAGACGTTGGAACTTACCGCAAGCTATATGGGCAACTTGGAGGCTTCCGCAAATAAACTCGTTAATAAGTCCATGGGTGGAAAGGAGTTAGTGGAGTTCATTGAGGCATTAATACCAATGCCAGATGAAGCAGGAGCCCAGAAAGAGGACAATGTAATTGCACTTAGAAATGAGTTTTTCCTTAGATATGATGAGGCGCCAGACCTTAAGAAGTTTAAGGGCACTCAATGGGGTGTAATAAATGCAGTAAGTGATTTTGCAACACACACTAAGCCATTTAGATGGACACCAACATATAATGAAAAGAACTTTGAAAGGACTATTGATGGGCACCCATTATTGGATGGTGCCTTGAAATTACTAAAAGTAGCATAAGGGAGATGGCACAATTGGGAAATTGTAAGATGTGTGGCAGTTGTTGTAAGGCTATAATTCTGGGTAAGCATGGCTCCCCGGAATTTATAGCCAAAGAGGCGGACTCGGGCAATGAGGATGCTATATTTATTAAGGAAAACTGGGTACCTATAAGTGCTTTGGAGGCATTTAAACTACGCCCAGAGGCAGAATTTAACGCTGTATTTAAGGCGGTGGGCGAGACCTACTGGTGGAAGTGCAATAGTTTTGACCACGCAACACTTAAATGTAAGAATCATAATGCAAGGCCTAACGTATGCAAGGGATTTCCATACTATGATTCAACTGAGTTAGGCCCAAACTTTATACCATACTCCAATAACTGTGGTTATTTGGAGGATTGGAAGTATTTGGAGCAGTGGAAAAATAAATGTGAGGTGAAATAGTTATGCCATTGGAAATTGAAAGAAAGTTTTTAGTAGAAAAATTACCTAATTTACCAATTGAACCAGAGAGTGTTATACATATCACTCAAGCTTATATAAGTGAGAGCCCAGAAATAAGAGTTAGAAAAAACGAAAGTCTGTACCCCGAGCACATATTTACGACAAAGGTACCCTCTGGTGACTATAGAGATGAGAATGAAATTCCGATAAACAAACAGATGTATGAAGTACTTGCAAACCAGAGTACCAATGTATTGTCAAAGAATAGGTTTAAGTACTGGTTGAATTTTAGCGAGAACCAATGTGCGGAAGTAGACTTGTATCTCGGAAGCTTGTATGGACTTATGACAGTGGAAGTACAGTTTGGTACAGAGGAAAAAGCGTCTGCATTTACTCCACCTGCTTGGTTCGGTGCTGAGGTTACACACGATGATAGGTATAAAAATGTTAACTTAAATAAAGGACTATGGAGAGAGGGTGAGCCAGTTGCGTAGATTTATTACACCTGTCATTGTTTGGAAAAAGTTTACCTATAAGTGTGAAGTATGTGGAGAGACTTTTACAATGCATATGCAGGTGGGCGTGGAGGGGCCAACCAAAGATAGCATGCCCTCTCCGTTTAGTATGAACTGCCCTAATGGATGCAAGGCGTTCTGCCCTGTAGTGCATGTGGACTGGCACAATGATGTTATTATTGAGCAGAGAAATGCAAAGAGTGGAGAATATGTATTCCTTTATGACCGTGAATCCAATCATGGAATGCCAGTTAAGATTTTGGATTCCAACATTTGGACTGCATCCACTCCGTTCCATGGGAACAATTCAGGTATCCTATATCTAGCAAAGCAGGAAATAGATGAGGAAAAGCTACGTGAGAGGTACAAAGATATGCCGCGTGGACTTATAGAACGTCTACGCAATTTGAAGTAAGATTTTTATAGTCAATTAAATATAATTTATCAATTAGGCCCATGGGATATTGTATTCCATGGGCTTTTGTATTATAATAATGTTGCGTAGAAAAGAATTTAAAAACAGGGGGTGAATTAATGTCACAAGCACTGGATACAATAAGTAATGACGACCTGCTTGATGTGGAGCGGGAAAAATGTAAAACGGACTTATACTACCTGTGCAGGTACGTTTTAGGCTATAAGGATATGAGGCCCAGGCCACACAAAGTAGTGGACAAATTTATCAATAGACCGGACAGAAAGCGATATTTGCACATAGAATTGGCACGTTCTACGTTCAAGAGCACAGAGGTTACCATAGGCTACTCCATACAAAGAATGATAAGAAACCCAGAAGTTCGTATCCTAATAGATAATGAAACTTACGGAAATGCTAAGTCATATCTAACTTCAATTCGTATGCAATTGAAAAACAACCGAAAACTGTTGGAGCTATTTCCTCATTTAAAGTTAAGAGATGATATCACAGGCGGGGACACTGACAGTTCCTTAATAATAGTGGGCAATCCTACTTTCTCTGACACACCATCTGGAGAGGATGCAACGCTAATGAATAAGGAGCCAAATGTTTCATGTGCCGGAGTAGACAGAACTAGAACGGGTCAGCACTATGATGTAATAATAATGGACGACCTTGTTTCCGAGAGGAATGTTACTACACCGGAGCAACTTGAAAAAGTAAAGCAACACTTTAAATTGTCTTTCTCACTGCTTGACCCACCGGCATCACATATCTACCGTGAGTTAATAGTTATAGGAACACGTTTCCATTATAACGACTTGTATAGCATGTTGTTAGGGGACGAGTATAAGGATTTATTCGACGCTATTATTATGCCGGCAGTTATGGCGGATGGAACACTAAGTTTCCCAGAGCGATTAACACCAGAGTTCCTTGAGGAACAAAGAAGAATCCAAGGTAACTATATATTCAACTGCCAGTACATGCTAAATCCACTGGATGAGGCTAAGGCTGACTTTAAAAATGGATGGATTAGGCACTGGAGGGGCGACGTTTTTCATTTGGGTGAATTGGGGAGTGGCATGACACACTACCTAATCATAAGGGAAATCTACATACCGGGCGAGGGCTGGAAGCTTTTGGATAAGCCACGAAGGGAAAAGGTTACAATAATAATGACGTATGACCCTGCGTCAAAAAAGAAGAAGAAAAATGACCACAATGCCATATGGGTTACAGCAATAACACGCAACAATCATTGGTTTGTTTTAGACATAGTTTATGATAAGATGAACCCGAAGGAAAGAGTTGACATCATATTTGAATTGAGGAATAAATGGAAAATAGATGTTTATGCAATTGAGGAAGTTGGATTCCAAGAGACCATTAAATTCTACGCACAGGAAAAAATGGGTATAGAAAATGACTTTTTCACAATAAGGGCTTTAGCACCAAGGGCAAGGTCAAAAGAGGATAGAATACGTGGGCTTGTACCAAGATTCGAGAATGCATGTGTGTATCTACCACCAGCACTCATCAAAAAGAATTGGGAGAATAAAACAATTGATGTGGTAAAAGAGTTCTTGGACCAGTATATATTCTTTCCACTGGCTAAGACAGGAGACGACTTACTTGACTCACTGTGCTACCTATTAGACATAGTTAAGCCAGTTTCAAGAAAAGAGGGATTGCAAGGGAGAAGACAGACTGGGAAGTCTGCCATTGTGCCATAATAATGAATACTACCCAAAAAATGGGTAGTATTTTACTATTAAGGGGTGCAATAAAACCGCAAAATGTCAGAATTAAGGCACACTATTACGAGCCCTTACTGCGTTTTGTACGACGGAGGTAGTATATGAGCGGAACCATATATATTAGCGGTAGTTTTATGATATTTAGAAGTGGTAAGGGTTTTGTAGTGTACAATAGAGCGAAGGATTTTAAAGGTGGTCATACACATCTAAACAATTTTAATGCGGGAAAGAAGGCTATAAAGTTGGTGCAGAGAAAGATTATTCCTACCAGAAGTAGTAACTACTTTCTTGAGAGTTTAGCCAGACTGAGTAACGACATTGAGTACTCTTCAAAGCTAAGGCAGATAATTATAAACAGGAATCCTAACTCCAAAACTGGAGCTACTGAGGAAAATAAATAGATTAAAAAGTTTTGAATAAATTTTTCCAAAATATGTTGCATAATGGAAATTTTTATATTATAATATGTTTGTAAGATATATAGTCAGAAGTTACATTAAATGACTTTAACAAACCAAATGGGGTGAGATTTTGAGTGGCATACAAAATGCAACAAGAAGCTTGATAAAAGCGTCAGTAATAGAAAATAAGTTATTGCCTGCAAATGCTCAAGTATCAGAGCCAGAAGATACATTTGACTACGGTGGAGGTGCATATACACCACCATATGATTTATATGCACTACTTAAATTCCCAGAGTACAGTAATATACTTGGGGAATGCATTGATGCGTATAAAAACAACATAACTGGATTTGGTTGGGAGATTGTGCCCGTAATAGATACAAATAGTACAAGCTATGACAAGAATCTGGAAGCGGTTGCTATACAGCAAAAAGAGGAAGCTGAATTACTTTTTCATTATGCCAACTATAAAGAAAGTTTTACGCAATTAACTAAAAAGATAGTTGACAATAGAGAAAGGAACGGTAATGCGTACCTGGAAGTAATTGAGAACGTGAATGGTGTTCCATGTGGGTTTGAGTTTGTAAACAATAGTAGTAAGGTTAGAATCCTTAAGCCAATCGATGCTGTGGACATATCAATGGAAGTCAAATATGGTGAAGGGCGTAAAAAGACCAAGAACATGACAATACCAGTCAGATTTCACCGTTATGCAATGAATGATGGGGGCAAGAGAATATTCTTCAAGGAGTATGGAGACCCACGTCCTATGAATAAGTATACGGGTGAGTATGGTAAAGACATTACTGAGGAACAGAAAGCAAGCTGTTTAATACATTTTAAGATAGAGTCAATTTATAATCACTATGGAGTACCTAGGTACATTGGAAAAGTTCCTAGTATTGTGGGCAGTAGAAAGTCCGAGGAGTTGAACATTTCCTTTTTTGACAATGGGAGAATTGTTCCAGCGGCTATATTGATAGAAAATGGTCAATTGACGCAGGAAGCACACGACGCCATTTCAGAACTGCATGGCAATGCAAAAGCATTTAGATTCCTATTGCTGGAAGCTGAATCTTTTCAGGAAGATGATTCAATTGTTGAGTCCGAAAATAAGAAACAGAGTAACGTTAAGATAGACGTAAAGCCATTGACAGAGCTCATACAGCAAGACGGATTATTCCAGGACTATGACAAGAACAATAGAAATAAGATACGCTCCAGTTACAGGATACCACCAATCTACACAGGTGAATCCCAGGATTACAGTAAATCTACTGCACAGACAGCCAGAGCAGTTGCAGAGGCACTTGTATTTGAGCCAGAGCGCCAAGAACTGTCCGAGCCATTTAATAGAATACTGAGAGACTTAGGGTACGACTTAGTTGAATTTAGATTCAAGTCCCCTAAATTGACTGACAAGTACGAACTAAGTAAGGCACTTGCACCATACGTAACCAGTGGAGTTGCTACACCAAACACATTGGTTGAGGCTTTAAGTGACTTGTTGGGCAGGAAGATGAATGTAATCGAAGAGGAGTGGGGAGACTTACCATTATCCATGACAATTAAGAAAATGGAAATAGAGTCAATTGCGAACCGTATAGGTAGTGCAATTGTGGATGAGCCAGAGGAAGAGATAGAAGAGGGCGAAGTACAGAAGTCAAACAACTTTAGCAAGCAAGAGGTAACTACAATCCTAAAAGAAGTTCTTTGCGAGATAAAGAAGGTGGCGGAGTATGAAGAAGACTAAGCTACTAAAAATGGCATCCATTATAGAAACGGCGTTACTAAAAATGGAAACCACCGAGGAATGGATAAAGGGCATTGTAACCAACCCAGTATGGGCGGGCTTTGCTGTGAATGAGATAGATGCTTTTATTGACATCATAAACACTCAATTGGGTAACCAAATGCAAGCGTACTCGGATAGGGTAAACAAGTATGTTCCTGTAGTTAAGGAGCTGGAAATAGAAGTCACAAGCTATGAGGGGTTTGTCAGGGAATACATAACAAACGACTCCAACACATGGCAGGATGAACTACAGGGTCTATACTATAGTACAATGTTTCGACTTATGTCGGACACTGCGGAACTACTTATAAAAGAGATTGGGTTTGACATAGACCTAAACAAGTTTGATATACATATAAGTAATTTCTTGGAGACAAAGTCCATTAAGTGGGCACAGCAGGTAAATCAAACTACAGAAAAGGCAGTTAGGGAATTTTTAGTTAAGGGATATGAGGAAGGAAGGCATTTCACTGAAATAGCACAAGAAATTAAGGATTTGCCAGCATTCAGTATAAACCGGGCCATAACAGTGGCGAGAACAGAAATACTTGGCGCCACAAACCATGTAGATTTTTACTACAATGTGAACACTGGAATATATTATGCTAAGAAGTGGAGAACTTCCTTGGACGAGAGTGTAAGAAAGACTCACCAATTAGCAGAGGGTCAAGTGGTATTAATAAATGAGGCATTTAACGTAGGTGGTTTTCAACTAATGTATCCGGGTGACACAGAGCATGGTGCACCAGCGGAAGAAATAATAAACTGCCGATGTGGACTTGAGTACTTGACACAAGAGGAATATAATTCATTGGAGTAGGAGGTGAAACTAATGGGAAAATTTAACAATACGGTAACAAGACTTGTAAAGAATGACAGCAAGAGAATTATAAAGTGTCCAGTATATGTTCCACTGGAGGAAGATACACAGGGTGACTTTATGACATCCGAAGAAATAGAGAAAATGGCATATGGGTTTATGAAAAAGATGAACTTGCACAATGTGGATAAGCAACATGACTTTGACCCGGACGAGGGCTATGTATGTGAAAGCTACTTAGCACAGAAGGATGACCCGGATGGATTTGTGGAAGGTAGTTGGATTGTTGCCATAAAGGTAGAAAAAGAGGAAACTTGGGAACAGGTTGAAAATGAAGAAATAACGGGACTTAGTCTTGCTGGTTTTGCTCGTTCAGTAGAAGAGCATGAAATAATTCCAGATGTGGGAGGTGAGGATTAATGCCAAGAGAACTTAAGGATGTTGAAGTTCAATATATTAGCCTTGTAAATAAGGGAGCTAATAAACAGAAGTTAATGCTCTATAAGAGTGCTGACTACCAACCGGAGGATGCGAAGGTAGAGGAGCCAGTACAAAAGAGCAACGCAACACTATTGGAAAAGGTTATGAGTGCTGTTAAGGGAGTGCTTATTAAGGAAGATGATAAACCTTCCTTTAGAGTGTCCATGGAAAGGCAGAAGGCATGGGATAGCTTGTGGGACTCTTATAATGTAATGCGAGATGTAATGTATGACATACTTTGGTGGTCAAATTCAGATACACCCAAGGCTGACATAGAAAAAGAGTTGGATGAGTTCAAAAAGTACATTCTAGAAACTTTAGGTACAGTGGGTATCGAGAAGAGTGCAGAACTTGCTAAGGCGGACAAAGAAAAGGCAATTAAAGTCCAGAAGACAGAAAGCCCCGTTAACGCTAAACTTCTAAAAGAGCTTGAGCAGGGGATAAGTAAACTTAACAATGTATTTTCAGAAATTAAATCTGGAGATGTAATAAAGGAGGAGGACGAGATGAAAGCAGAAGATATTCAAAAAGCAATGGAACAAGTGTTAGCACCATTTGCACAGAGCATTGAATCACTAAAGTCAGATGTGTCTAAAGTGAGTGAAAAAGTAGGTGCATTGGAAAAAGGAACAGAGGATGCTGTACAGAAGGCAGAAGATGCTACTAAAACAGCGGGCGAGGTTACGGATAAAGTTGAAAAAACTGCAGAAGAAATAATTAAATCTGCACTTGAGCCAATTTCAACTACACTGGGCGAAATTTCAGAGGCGGTTAAGGGCGTTTCAGGTAGAGTTGAAAAATTGGAAAGTGTTAGAAAGTCTTCAAGTGTTAGTGGAGATGAACCAGCAGGTGGAAAAGAAGTTACAAAGTCTGCAGGAGTGTTTGACAATGCATTTGGATTCAGAGGCAAATAAAAAAAAATCATAGTATAGAATGGAGGATTTTATAATGACAAATAACGAAATTATTCAAAAAGCGGACTTAGTATTATCAGATCTCAAAAGCAACGGCGGTTACTTAGACGCACAGCAAGGGGAAAAATTCATTAGAATGGTGCAAGATGCCCCAACAATTATGAAGGACTGTCGTGTTGTTACATTTCCTGGGGACTCAATGAAAATTGAGAAGATTGGATTTGCTGACAGAATATTAAGAAAAGGTGTAGAGAATACTGCTTTGGATGCAAGCAAGAGAGCTAAGCCAACATCTGGAATGGTTCAATTGACAACAAAAGAAGTAATTGCGGAAGTTAGACTTTCTTATGACACTATTGAAGCCAACCTTGAGAAAGAAGGATTCAAGGACACTATTATGGCAATGATAGCAGAAAGAGCCGCTGTAGACTTGGAAGAGCTCATAATTAATGGTGACACAGCACACGCAACTGATGACTATTTAGCACTTCTTAACGGCGTAATTAAGCAGGTTAAGGCTGGAAACTCATTGGACTGGAAAGCACAGCCAATTAGTGATTCTTTATGGGCAGAGACTTATTTAAAGGTTCCTGAGAAGTTCATAAGAGTTCCTGAGCAGTATAAATTCTATACTGACAGAACCACAGAGCTTAGATGGAGACAATTAATTGCTCAAAGAAACACAGCAGTTGGTGATAGATACTTACTTGAGAACACTAACACTTCTGCTCTTGGTGTGCCAATACAGAGAGTATCATTAATGCCAAGCAACTTGTCTTACGACCCAGATGGTGAAGGTGCAGAAGCGGCAATCACTGGTCTTGGACAATCAATTTTGATACACCCTAAAAATATCATTACTGGTATTTCTAGAAAGATTCAGGTTGAGACTGACAAGGATATTACTGCAAGACAGTATATCATTGTGTTAACAATGAAGTTGGATGTAGCAATTGAGGAAATTCAGGCTTCAGGTTATGTTTATAACATAAAGCCAGCATTAGCATAAGAATAAAATTGGAGACTGTTTAGGAGGGAAATCCTCCTAAACTTTACTCACATTTGGAAGGAGTTGTTTAGTAATGCCAAAGATAATAAAATGGACAGGTTCATTAACCCACGAAATTGCTGGTGTAGTGAAGCTGGTAAAAAATGAAGAAGTGACACTGAGTGATGACATAGTAAAACAATTACCGAAGGACGGGTACACTGTACTCCGTATTATAAAAGCTACGGAGCCCGAGGAAAAGGGCGACATGGGTAGAATTGAAGGGCAAGGAGCACCTCAAAACACAGCTATTGTGGAAGTAAAAAAGGAAGAGACTACTGCACCCGAAGATAACTTACCCGAAGATAAATTACCCGAAGATGAAGACCCAGAAAATAAGTTGCCGGAAGAGACAGACACGGATGTGGAACTAACAGAAAAACAGGAAGCTTATTATAAGGAAACTACATTACAGCAAATGATGAAACAGGCTGGCGAGAATGGTATTGATATTCCAGATTTTCTTAAAAAGAAGTCAGATGTATTTCAATTCCTTATAGACAACGGTTTTACTGTAGGTGAGTAAAATGGCCCAGTCCAGGATGATGCTTACCAAGTTTGTAAGCTACCACGAATATCAAGAGATTGAGGAAATGGCGATTACTGCTAAAATAGTACTGCCTGTAGAAAAATTCCCTACCAAGCAGGAACTTGTCAAGTACCTACTGGACAATGGGTTTAAATTAGGAGGTTGAGGATATGGCATATTTAACATTGACAGAAGCACGTTCTTTGACAAAGTTACCAAAGCCCAAAGTTCCAGACGATAAATTAGAGTTGTTATTGGAGGCCTCAACCATTATTATTGATGAGTATGTGTTGAAGCCTTATGAAACGACAAATGCACTGATTAAACTTGTCTCGACGGAACTCATACTTTATTTGAGTAAGGATAAAACTTACCAAAGTGAACAAATTGACGACTATTCCTACAAGTTGAACGAGAAAGCACTAGCCACAATTCTAGCCAAGTTAGACAAGGACAGAATTAAAAATGGCGGGGCACCCATAAACTATGGCATTTCAAAAGTAAGAGGTGGGTATCTATGATTCATGAATTGTTTAATACAAGCATAACCATTATACCCACCACTCATACTGTAAGTAACCGTTCCGCTGTGTATAAACAATCACAGGAAGGTTCCATAAGGGGCATTCCAGCTCTTATAACAAGTGATGACGTAGGCTATATAACTATAGATGATGAAATTGCAATTAAACGAGGTGACGTCATAACAAATGAGGCTACTGGTGCTCAGTTCACAGTTCAAGAAGTTTTTACCATGGGAGACGTGTATAAGCTTAAGCTGGAAGATAAGAATGTATAGGGGTTGGTACAAGTGGCGGATAGCTTTAGAATAATAATAGAGAATGAGCAGGCTGTAAAGTACTTAACTGGCAAAGAGGAAGGCACCAGGCGTCGTGTCACACAGATAATGAATCTTGTTACAAGGGACATAAAAGAGGATGCAAGGGAAATAATAAGAAGTACTGAGCATATTTGGCAGGGGCGTTTAATTAATAGTATACTCAATAGAGTAAGTACTTCGGGCGACCACATTGTGGGTGAAGTGTTTTCAGGTGTGGATTATGCAATTTATGTGCATGAGGGGACACGTAGGCACTATGTTCCATTCGTGGACAGGAATGGTATGGATAGGCTGGACCTAATATGGTGGGCAAGGTCACACGGATTGATAACAATGAAGGGTAAGCAGTTCATTAGCACTATAACCGGACAGCCAATTAGAGGTATAACAGTGGGCATTGAGGCTACTAAGTTCCTCGAGCAACCGTACCAAAAACACTTAAACAACTTCGTAACACAAATTCAGAGAGCAGGTGCTGAGTAAATGAAGAATTTTTATTATACAACAGAAATTGCCGGGAAGATAAAGGAAGTGCTTGACACTGAACTTCCATTGACTATAAAGAACATAAATATAGGCGGATTTAGACTACTTCCTGCACCAGAGGCAATAAAAGAATATCTACCCGCCGTATTTATAGAACCCATAGAAATAGATACAGAATCCGCCAACGAAGTACTTGACATAGAGGCGGAACAATACCCATTCCAGATTCTTTATACCGCTCCATATTCGTATGAAATCCAGGAAGAAATGCTCCCAAAAATAAAGGAAGCCGAGCTTATAGCAAATGTACTTAGAGCGACACAAGTCCTAAGTACGTTTAGAATAGAACCTTCCGAGGCGGAGGCGGGTGGAATGGTAGTATATAGAAGAGTACGTGGAATTCGATTTGATAATATATCAACAGAGCTATTTGCACAGATTAAGGTACCTGCATGTGTTGTGCAAATTGACTTCGACATATTCTTCCGTACCTTTGCAGGCTAGGAGGTGATTAAATGAAAGAGGTATTATTTATTGGCTTAGGCCCACAGGGCAACTATAGCCACAATGGCAATCAATATGTAAATGGAGACGTTATGGTATGCGAGGAAGCTGTAGCAGACGAACTCATAAATAACCATTTAGCAGTTGATATAAATGATGGTAGCCTGGATGTTTCAAAGACTAGAGAGCAAATAAAGAAGGACGATGAAGCAAGACAGGCTATACTAATGAAGGGAGGTAAAAAATAATGGGACAAATTGATAAAATTACCATTGGAGTTGCAGACTTGTACTACACACCACCAGGAGGTGGCGTTGAGGTCTACTTAGGTTTAACCAAAGGTGGTGGAGAGTTCAATTATGAGGCTGACTGGCATGATATAAATGAGATTGACCAGTTTGGTACTACAATTGTTGACAGTATTTTAATTGGTGAGAAGGCGTCCTACAAGACAAACGTTGTAGACACAAGCCTAGTCGCAATAAAGAGAGTTGCCCCAACTGCCAGCGATGCGGGTGGAAAAGCACTAACCTTTGGACAGCGTCCGGGACTTAGAATGCAACCATTGGCGGGAAGACTTAGAATACATCCTGTAAGTGCAGGATTCAATGATAAGTCTAGAGATGTTATAATCTACAAGGCGGGCAGTAAGACTAACTTGAATCTTCAATACAAATTGGATTCTGAGTGGGTCGTGCCTTGTGAGTGGGCGGCATACCCGGATGAGGAAAGACCATTGGGCGACCAATTATTTAGGATTGGGGATGAAAGTGTTGACCTGCCAGGACCAACAAAGAGATTAATTAATTTCTATTTAACACCAAGTAACCCTACGGTTGCGTCAGGACAGACACAGGCATTCAGTGCTAATGCTGTATATGAGGACGGCACAACCGATGATGTTACAGATGACTGTACATGGGCTTCCTCAAATGAGGCTACACTTACAATTAATAGTGCCGGAAGTGCTGATGCAGTAGCGGCTGGCGTCGCGACGGTAACTGCAACCTATGGTGGTTATACAACTAGCACGACAGTAACCGTAAGCTAATAAGCAAAATTTACAAGTAGTATAAATATATTACCCCTTGTAGGAAAGGGCAGTAATGGCAGAATTAAGGGGTGTTCGTGCATGGAAACGGCACCCCCTTTGCTTTAATTAAACAATTATATACACTCTAGGAGGAGCACACATGAAAACAAAACAAGTGAAATTGGATGACATTGATGTAGAGCTTAAGGTACTCAAGTACGGAAAATTTAAGAAAGTAGTTTCTAAATTCTCTGGATTAGTCTTAGGGCTCTTTGCATTATTGGACACAGAGGATGACAGCAAACTAGCTGACGGGATAGTTGGGTACATAAGGGACAACATGGGACAAGTAGAGCAGGTTATATATGAGATGACAGACCTAACGGCAGAGACAATAGAAGAAATCTACATAACTGACTTTGTAGTAATATTTGAAGAACTCTTAAACCTATATGGGATTGACAAAGAGGTGGTAATGGGTTTTTTCAAGAACAACATACGTCAGAACCAAGCAATCTAGGGGCCACCGGCAAAGAAGGAAAGATTGATGTTCTGGGTATGTTTGCTACAGTAGAGGACACAATATATTATGAATACAAGTGGTCACCTTATCAGTTAGGGCAATGTGACATAGATGATATATTCAGGTACTTTAAATTGATAAAACGGAGAGCGGTTGCCGAAGTTTCCAGCAAGTTTATGGACTATTATACTTTATTGAATATTGTTCATGCGGACAAACCAGAGGAACTTGCTTCCTCATTTAGGGACAAGTTTGAGGAACTGCAGACAGCAGACAAAAAGCCAAAGCGTCACAAGCTCATGTATGATGGAGAGGCAGGCTTGGAGCAATTAGATATGTTGAAAAACAAGCGTCAACAAAAAGGATTACAGTAAGGAGGTGAACGTATGGCTGATAGCAGAGTGAGGGTAATTCTAGAGGCAGTCTTAACTAATTTTACAAAGGGAATTGGTCAGGCAAAGACACAGCTACAGGATTTGGGCAAGGTAAGTAGCCAGGCAGGCAAACAGGGTAGGCAGATATTTCAGCAGATGAACTCGTCGGCAAGGAATGCCAGAGGTGAGTTGGAAGGGATTAGAATGCTGTTAGGTTCCCTTTTTAGCATGTACGCAGGTAAAAAGTTAATAGATTTTACTATAGGCAACGCCTCAGAGTTTGAAAACTATCTACTCAGATATAGCGTTTTATTAAAGTCCATGGATGCCGCTCAAGACCGTATGCAGGAAATGAGGGACTTTGCAATATTTACCCCATACCAATTGGATGAGGTAGTAAAAGCAGACTTGCTCCTTGAGAGTTACGGAATTCGTAGTATAGAATTATTAAGGGTTGCAGGTGATGCCGCGGCAGGAACTGGGCAAGAGATTGAGGAAGTTGCTTTCTGGTTAGGGCGTATTGCTTCCGGAGATACTGGCTATGGCTTAATGAGGCTTGCCGAGATGAGTATTGTAACCAGAACACAGTTACAGGCAATGGGTCTAGAATTTGATAATGCAGGTGCATATGTTGGAAGCTTGGATGACTTAATGAATGCGTTGGCTACACACATGCAATCCAAGTACCCGGGCATGATGGATAAGTTAGCAGTGACAGGCAAGGGATTATGGAGTACTATACAGGACGTCTTGGGTGAGTTTGGTAGGGATATAGGCTTTAAGTCTCTTGATAATGCTAAGGAATCCGCAATAACATTTATTAATGAGCTACAGAGGTTGAGAGATGATGGTACTTTAGATGTGTGGACACAGCGTATCGGAGATGCCTTAGCTTGGGTGTTTGAACAGCTAACCAAGTTTGTGGGTGACATAGAGCAAACGGGCAACAAACTCGCAGGATTCTTTAAGTGGTTTGGAGACAACTGGTATTGGATTTCTGAGGCTATATTGTTTGCAGTGCAGGCATGGCTAATATTTAAGGCATCCATGGCAGTGGAGCCACTAATCTATGGCGTTGCAACTGCAATATCTGTTTTGAGTGGAATGATGACGGCCTACAGCAGTGCCACAACTGTAGCAACGGGTATCACAGCGGCATTTGGAGTTGCACTAAAGGCGGTGGGAATTGGTTGGATAATTGCAATTATTGGTTTGGTAATTCTAGCAATTGTGAAACTGGTGCAAAATTGGGATTCAGCTAAGAACTGGATATTGTTCGGGTGTAATGCAGTGTTGCTGGCATTCCAGCTGATGGGGTATGGAATAATGGCAGCCATAAACTTAATTGTTGAAGTAATTGCATGGATGACGTCGTGGATACCAGGTATAGGGGACGCTATGGAAATTGCGGCTCAGGCTACAAATGAGGCACTTGCATCAGTTAGGACAGGGATAGATGATACCATTAATAGAATGGCTGAGCTTAGGAATGCGGCATTGGAAGCCAGTGAGGCAATGAAGGATGTAGAATTACCGGAAGGGCCACCAATTTTAGACATGGAAGCTCCAGGGCAAGGGGATGTACCGAAATTTGAAGGACTTGGCTCAAGGGGTGGAAGTGGGAAGAAGAAAACACAGGACGCCATTGACCTTATAGATGACGAATATAAGTACCAGATACAAATCTCAGAGGGAAAGGCTAATCTACATGATAATGACACAAACAAAACCATGTGGAAACAATTGATGTTGAGTACTGTGGAGGTTTTGAAGGCTAAGCTACAAGAGGTTACCGCTATTGCAAGTACGGCAACTGGTAAACTACAGGAAAAAGCGGAAGCCAAGAAGTATGAGATATTAAATCGTATTCAGGATATAACAGAGGAAATAAAGGACAACACAGCAAAATTGGTGCAGGACTTTGGAACCCCATCATTCATTAATTCCACATCATTGAAGCAGTTTAGAGCATCTACGATGGCTACTTCAGCTGGATTTACAGTAAGCGGTGCGAACTTCGTGTTTGAGTTACAAGAGGCACCTCGTACAGAGGATGACTGGAAGGATATTTTCAAAACTTCGGAAGATGCACTTGCACACTTTTTGGACAACAGAAGGAGGAGAGGCTAGATGGCTAGACGCAGATTATATAGAATGGCAGAAATGGAAAGAAGATACTGGCCCGATAATAATTGGAGCGGTTTAACTCTTGGTGGAGGTGCCCAAATACTTTCGGGCACCGATGCCAATGGCGTTGATTGGAGTGTAATTGGAATGAATAACAATGGTGCCTATGTCCGAGAGACTATAAACCTAATGCACTCATTATCGGAAATTAAATTTACAAGGGCGATTATGGGGGGTGGCAGTCTTAAAATGTCCATTGATGGGGCTGTTTTGCACACCATTGAAGGTCCAGCCGCATGGGAATTTTCACCCTCTATAAAAGCTTTGCCAGGATGGAGGGATATTAGGATTGAGGCTGACGGTGGAAGTGACGCAAGTCTTGGTGAGATAAAGATAATTGGGTATGATGAAATAAATTGTTTATTTAGAAAGCCAATACCATTTAGGCAAGAAGTAACACCAACAACTCATGGAATACTTAGAGGATTCAGTGTATTCCAGCAAACGGGCAAAGGCCATGCGACGAGTAAATTCAGCTTATACTTTAACAGTCCTAATGCGTACTTGGATTTCATGGCTAACGCCTACAAGGTGCATGCCATTAAGGACGAGTTGGGAATCTTCTACAGAGGTGTAATAGTAGTGGAGGACGTAACAATGATTTCGGAAGACTGTTTCTACGTTGACTGTGTATTTAATGCACCTTATCAGGCGGGGGTGGGTTGGTAATGCTACACTTTGAAGGAGCCATAAAGGATTATATAAGAGAGCATTTACAGGTGGACAAGGCAATGCCCACAATTGAAATAAGTGTCTGGAATAATCAAGTACTTAACGATACACCAAGAACTTTGAGGAATGTAAAGTCATTTGGTTGGGATAGAAGAGAGGATTCACTTGCGTCTGAAATAACGTTTGTCATTGAGAACACGGACGGAACAAAAAGTCCCCATTACTTACCGGATAAATTTCCACACTTGGACTTGGAGCGTTCCGGATATCAATATGCACTATACCCGGAAAACAAAGTGGAAGCTTGGGTGGGCTATGGAGACGAACGACTGCATGTTTTTACAGGTGTAATTGACAAAGTAAAGATAAGTGCAGATAATTCGGAGCTTGAGGTTACTGCCAGAGACAATATGAAGTACCTATTGGACCAACAAATTATTCCAGACGATGCAAAGGAATTGACATATGAATATGACCCAGACGCACCTTTGCTGATAAGTGCCTTAATTGCGGATTTAATTAATAAGGCAGGGCTTATAGCTGAGGTGGAGGAGTCAAAGTTTGAAGACGACTCCGCATACACTATAACATCCGACCTAAGCTTTGAACTTGGTCTAAAGTATATAGACGCAATTAAACAACTCACTGACTCCATCGGATATAAGATTTATGCTACTAATATTGGTACAATTAGAGCAGAGAGGAATATATACCCCTCGGGGACAGCAGAGCCAGTAGTAGTATTTAAGGATTATTTAAATCTATCCTCTGGTGATTTTGTAATAGACACACAGGATGCACGAGATACCCTAATAATAGCATCAGATACAGGGTGGGAAGAATTTGAGAATAAGCAGTTTGCGGATTGGCTGAGACCTACTTTCCCAAGAGCGGCAAAGATTACCATACCATGGGCAAACACGCCACAGAAAAGAAAGCTTGCGGCACAGAGTGCCTTTGCAATGATGTTAAGGGTAACACGTAGAATATCCATAGTGGCAGTTGCTCACCCTGCACTGCAAATAGGCGATGTCGCAAGGTTAAGTGAGCGGGTAAGCACAGCTTCGGACATATACAGAATAACAGCAATAAAGACAGAATTGAGCGATGGAACATTCTTTGATACCATAGAGTTGGAAGCTTTTGTAAATGCGGATAACATAGTTGCAAAGTCTACAGGTAGATATTTTGGGCAAGCTACAGCCACATGGAAAACAAAAGATGTATGGTTACAGCCAAGAGAGTCCTATAATATAGTTTTGGATATGCGGGGCATATTTAATGAGGCACGTATATCAATTCATTCCTCGTTGGATGATGATGTTATTGGAGCAATCATTAATATGTTGAAGGTGGATGGGTCAGGTTGGAGTATTACTTCCGATTTCAGCTATGATGATATACTTGAGCAGGCCAATCCGGAGGGACTTGCAGATAGCACAGAACTCAACAAAAAGGGAATTCCAACCTATGAGGCCGGACTTGCACTTAAAAACACCATTCAGGAAGTGTATGGAGGAAGTATACTGTACTTGAGCAGTGCGGACCCAGTGCCCGTAAATTCAAGTTTTATTGCATTAATCAAATGTACTACGCAGACTAAATTATTTCCATCAGACCAGATAAGGTTAACTCTACTGAACATAACTGGCTATGCGGATTTGAGTCCAAGCAATCAAACAATTGGGTGGGAAATCAAATCTATATGTTTCTAGGCATATGAAAAAGAATATATTGCATTAGACTTTTTACTGTGCTATAATTATTTTGTAAAAATAGGAAGGTGATTATATGTCTTGGCAGCCAAATGGGCTCTATGAGCCAATACTTAAAATGATATTCGAGAAAACAGGCGACCCTGGAATAGCGGGATTCTTTGGATATGTAGGAGATGGTGGGGGAGGAAGTAGTGGACCAGGTAATGGCGGAGTCCCAGAGCATACGCATGTTTTTAGTGAATTGGACTTCAGGCTAACGCACCCACAGGTATTTATATATAATGAGGATGATGACGTTATAGGCATAGACATAGGAGAATCACAAGAGTTGCAATTTAGGTTTATAAAAGACGTATATGATGATTATACACAGATAAAAGTAACATTCCTTTTCACAACAACATATACTGTTGGTATATTCTATCAAAGATACAATCCGTCGGTTGGCGGGCTGGTTGAGGACAAAGGAAACATAATAAAATTGGACTTAATTTAAGGGGGTGGTTTTTATGTCAGGAGTAATAGTTTTAGATGGTAAGATAAGTAAATTACCCTACCCGCTGTACCCTAAATTTAAGAATACTTACACAAAGGGCTATAGATTTCATATCCCACCCATAGTGGGCCCAATTAACTTTCAGTTAGGGTCACCCGGTACCATACTTCCAAATTCGGAACTCGAACTACTGGAAGTTACAGTAATGCAGAGTGGATTTGATGATATGGATTACTGGTCACTGTATATAGAGGATTCCGTTATTTTGGATACCATATATACAAAGGAGCTGGGTCAAATAAAGACACTTAAAGGTGTCAAAAGAGTTGATTTTGGTCAGTCCTTGGAACTTAGATACAACAACGTATCGGGAACATCTAAGGTGATATGGGTTGACTTGGATTTTATGTCAAAGAATTTACCATAATTAAGGAGGTATTATAATGCCAAAATGGATTACAGGTTACACAAACGCAACTAACTTTCTAAGGTCCATACTTACGACAGTAACGGATGCCGCTCATGGAGAAGACGCTTGGGCAATTGCCTACCCAGTAGGGGGTACACTACAAGAACAGATTGACGCAGTGGTGGACAAATTCGTAATTAAGACTACTACCACAGGTGGTGCCACTGTATACGTGGAATTTATGAAACCCGCAATGGTCACAGTGGATGCAGTGGAAGAACCAAACCACTACATGGTTAAAACTAGATTCGGTCATAGTTATGACGCAGTGACAGACACTTGGTCTGCAGACAATGTAAGTGAGTACGCTGACTGGGCATGGTTTAGACGAAATACGGAGGCCACTGTTAAGGGATGGTTACCAGTATCATTCTGGATGTACTTATCCAAGGACACAATTGCTTCAGTATTAATGGGAGACCCGAACGCTAACTTTGATGACTATTTAATATCATTTGGTTATTTTGGAATGGTTAAGGGATTTGAGGGAGCTGACCCAGACACAGAAGGCAATTTCGGAATGACAGTATCCAGTGATGTCGTTCCAAATTACCCAAGAACTTTTGGGGATAAGACAGGCAATGCAGTAACTGATGTCTGCATGCTTAAGACCCGTTCAGGATACCCATTCCAGGCACATGTGTTGAGTATAACAACTCCGGATGAATTTGTTGATAAACACATTCTAGGACCTTCAAATTGGACACACAAGTATCACATGTCACCTGCTTATATGTGGCACGGGTTGGATGGTTACAGAGGTGAGCTAGATGCCATAATTGTAACAGACAGAAGTTCTGTTGTTCATCAGGACGAGCTTATTATCAATAAGGGTTCAGTGGACCCAGAAAAGCCAGAAAAAGTTTATAAGTATTTTGCTCTGAACGCTCCATATTCTATGTTTAATAACTCTTCAAACGTTCAATATGGTGTTGCAATACTTAAACCAAGCGTCGTATAAAGACAAGGGGGTCATTCCCCCTTGCTTAATATTTTAGGGAGGAATGGTTATATGAATTATGGTAATTTCTTTGAAGAACTATTAAAGTCAGGCAAGAATTTTAACGCATACGGAATATCTTTTCAAGGCGGCTACGACAATTCATACTCATTTTCCTTCCTGCCCACGGCCCTTTGGAAATACCTTTATTTTGCATACTTACCATTTGAAGAGAGGGTGGGGGACGTATTCAACGGAATGCTACTACTGGATAGAAACATAGAAATTGAAGCCATTGGCAGGCAATGGGGGATGATGTTAGATAGAATGAACGGCAAAGAAACCAAGCTTGGGCATAGTCTTATGTCGAAGAACAATGACAGGCTAGCACGCACCCACAATGCTTTGCTGACAGATAAATCCAAACTATCCGAAATTTTTAATGTTCTGCACGCTACTAAAATGAAGGAAGTACAGAACGAGCTCCTTAAACAGGCAATAAAAACGGAAGGTGCATTTAGCTTACCCCTTATGGGAACACTGGAGCTGGACAGAATTAAGGCTTGTATGGGCTATGTAAACAGCACTGGGTTGCCCATGTTAGTAATAAATAGGGTATTATACATCAGCAGGATGTTGGAGCTCGGAAAATTAAATTTTGCCCACGTAGATAAGGGTATTGATGGTATAGAAAAATCAAATGCGGAATTGATAGTACAACGTATCAAGTGGCAAAACTTATTTAGAGGGCTACAGGAAATCTTGCTTACTCATATTGAGAAATCTGGAAGGCTTAAAGTTACAGAAATTATGGAGGATGCCCTGATAAGTGGATTGAGTGCGACTGTAGACGGGGTGGTGTTAAATGAATTCTTAGAGTACCTCAATGGTGCTACTGCAAGTAATACGGAAATATTTGTTCCAACCACTAATATGGAATTGGGAGCTTACCCGGAAAAGGAAATGGGAACCTTACTGGGCCTAGAAAATCCTGGGGAAATAATTAAGCATCTACAATATATAGGGAAGGGCCTATTGGGCTCAAGTGAGTTAAAAAATGCACATATAGAACATGAGAACTATACAGGCTCCTGCAATATGAGAGAGGCTAAGCTGAGTGTAATTGGCTGGGTTGAGCGAGCACTGTACCAATTGATAGTGGATGATATCTCATATGGCTTGGAGGGTGAAAGTGAGGCTACACTAATCAAGGATATGTACTCACTGCAGGCAGAAGGGGAAGAATTTATTTTATCCACTTATACAGGAATTAGTAAGTCAGAGCGTGAGCTTGCCTTAGGGGACATAGACGTGGGCACCATAGAGCAGTGGGTTGATGCAATTACTGAGTTATTAATTCTAGACAGTGGGACCGACAGAGAGATAAAATTAGACAGACTGATTGACTCCTACATGAGCACAATTAGGGAAATTTTGAAGACTCATCAAGTGTCAGCTGAGCTAAGATATACAAGACAGGTATTTACAGGCAGGGAAATGATGGGACTGTACAGGAAATTTAAAGACTCCACTGTACCACAGGGATTGGATAGGTATTTAAAGTTCGGAAAGGAATTTACTATACAGAAATACCTACACAGTGCCACAGTGTTGATGAGGGAGACGATAATAAACCTACCCCCGAGCAAGCTGGCTAAATCGCTTAAGGATATGTCAGTACTGCAATCTGGTGTACTTAGCACGGAAGTAAAATCAATATTTCAGGAATTGCTGGCAAGGTCTTACATGCTGTCAAAGGAACAAAAAGGCATTATAAATTCCAAAATTGCAGGCTATGATTTCTCAAATAAAATGCCATATATCATACGTGGCATGCTTACGGGGGACACAGAGATTAAGAAATTCACACAGGCCAAGCCATTCGAATTGCTTGATAAAACGCTTAGGCAACTAATAGCACAAGAAGGATTAAAGGATTCATCCACCGTGGAGCAGAAGGAACTGTTTATTGATTACTCGATGTACCATTTGGATGATAAACTAAAAAAAGAAATTGCACGTCTAGACCTAGAATATCAGTCGGATAGCAAAGATAGAGATGCTTTACTTCAAGAATTTCTTATGGAGTTTGAAAGGCAGATGGTGGAGATGCGGATTGTTAACAGACTGCATCAATTGACAAGAAAAGAAAAAGACTCCGTATGTATTAAGGACCCAGTTGAGTTGGAGAAACAGTCCAGAGACATTGACCTCATAAGAGACAGTAATAGAGTTCTAAAGTCTTGGAGAAAGCTATACATAATGCATATAGGCGCCCAGTTTAGGCAGTTAACTCAAATAGATAGAACACACATCGGGCATGCGGATAGGGGACCACGTGAATTGCTTAATTTAGTAATCTTGTTGCAACTTAACCAAAAGCTGAGAGAGGCAGATGGTGGGGGTCGACTCATAACCGTAGTGGATGACGGAGAGTATTTGATAGACCTAATTGAAATGCAGGAGCGCCTAGATAAGTTAGACAAGCCCGCACCACAAATTAGGAACTTGATACACGGAATTGAGGTGGAGGAAAAAGAGCTCTTGCGTTTAAGCATAGACAAACTCCTGCAGGGCTCCAAGGAAAGACTTACATTTGTGGACAAAATCTACCAACTATCGGACGATAAAAGAGAGCTGGTGTCTGTATTCCATGAACTACTTTTGGAACGTGACGGAACAGAGGAACTGTACCAACTTGGGCAGGAGCTGGTGGAGAAAATAAAGAACGGGTTAACTTTGGATGATGCAGAGTTGGATAAGCTAAAGGAAGTCACAGTGGAAATTGGGTTCCTATTTGATGAGATGTACAGAAGGTGGTACTTTATGCCCAGCGATGGTCCATACGATGACCCGCTTGTACCAAATGAGAATTGGGACTACATAAATAACCCAATAAATGGGTTTATGGAAGACCCCTTACCGGGAAAGGAGGAGGGCAGGGGTAGAGTCCTTGTTGATTTGGATATACTCAAAAATGTAATAGATTTCATGGAGCTACTGTTTAGAACAAATTTATCCGGATACGCAGGGTGTACGCCGGAACAAGCAATAAAGCATTTTATAACAGCAATGTTTGATTGGCTCGACCATCAAATACCGGACACAGAGGATAAAATTCCAGAGTTTTACCCAGACGACTATGATAGATACAACAATCCAAACATGGAGGGTAGGCAGGACTATTGGAAAATATTTAGACACGTAAGATGGTATTCTGAAGGTATTTTAAATAATATAACGGAATCCGAGAAAACGGGCTTAAAGGGGGCTAAATATGTAAGAAGCATTATTGATAAAATGATTGAGTATTACAAGAGCCACCACTCGGATGAAGACTTAAAGCTTGACAAATTTAAAGGCTTTAGGAGAAGAAGTATTCAAAAGAGTAATAAACTATTAAAAAAGGAGGAAATATAACATGCCAGTTGAGTACAGAAGAGTAAAGAATTTTGGTGTATATGTTCAAATGAACTACACTGTGGAGTCTGGTGGAGAGGAAAATTTCTTTTACTATGGCGGGGACATAATGGATTCTATGCCCGGAGCACCATACTCCAATAAAATGGTTGGTACAGGCTCAGAGCATTGGAAATTAGTAGCTGAGATTGACTCGATTGTTGACGCAATTCGAGAAGTTAAAAAGCAGGTTGCATTGGGACATACATTCCAACGTATTAAGTTGGAGCAAAGAGTGCAATTAGATGAGAATTTTGAAATTGTGGTATAAAGGAGGAATACAGTATGCCAGCACATAGAAAGGTAAAACAGTTTGCAGTATATTTGAGAACCCACTTTGTTGATACGAGTGGCGACCAAACAGTGTATACCTATTTTGGTGGTACCGTTTATACTTCAGAGAGAGTAGATGGTACCTATAATACAATGAATGGAACAGGAAAAGAGCATTGGAGAAACGTTTTGGAAACTGACTCACTTGATGAGGCAGTTGGTAAAGTCAGGGAGTTGATGGACGAAGGACACCCACTCTCAATGATTCATTTAAACAGAACTGTCAATATGGAGCAGTACTTTAAAATACTTTCATAGAGATATAAACAGAGAGGAGAGATAATATGCCCAAGCTTAATAAAGTTTTAAATGGACTAATGTTTATAGACGACTTTAATTCAACATCATTAGGGATGGAATATACCTTATCCTCCTCCGACCCAGAAAGATATTCTTTAACGGAAAGACCTGGATTTCTTAGACTTAAGCATGGGGAAGACACATTCTTAGTGCTGTTGGATACACCAGATACCGACTTTGTATTTGAAATATCCAACAGCTACTTGCCCGCATTGGAATCGGATTTTTCCGGCATAGTTGCATGGAAAAGTATGGATGACTATGTGGAATTATTGGAATGGTATGATACAAGCCAGGACACTGCAATAACTTATCCCTACATGAGACTTGAAAAAGTGGGGCTTTCCTACACAGGATATGGTAGCCAGGATGGCAGTACATGGTCTTTGATTGGGACCATAAAGATGGTTGGAGCGGGTAAGATAGGGTTAGTAATAAATGGGCCCTTGGAAGAGGAAAGCGTTCCATTTGACGTGGACTATGTAAAACTATTTAGAAACAAGTATCTGCAGGTAACTAATCTTAACACAGGTTATGTGGTGCAACTACTTTCCATCACTTCTGATTTACTAGAAGAAGTTATTGTGGGAGCTGAGAATGGTGCAAAAGTGGATTTAACCAATTATCTATGTCCCTTTGATGCCAACTTAAGAATCGTTAATGCCTTGGGAGAGGAACTTCTATATTCCGAAATACAAGTACAGCAGGGTGATATTTATTATTATGGAGACGTTCTTGACGTCTACCGCATAACGGATGAGGGGGAGGAACTGTTACTACCCACTCAGGACATTTCTCTTGGTACAATGTCCAATGGCAACATAGCAAAGAAATTTAGAATTCATAACAGTACGCCAAACACCTTCCATAATATATCGGTGGGTGCAGTGCAGTATGATACCAATTTTGGCTACCAATGGGTTACACTTGCTGAAGATGTGGCAGGCGTGGCGGGTGCATTTGTAAATCCTGTGGAGCTGGGTGACCTACCTAGTGGGGAATCCAAATACTTTTGGGTTAAGGTAACACGAGACACAAATCATTTAACTGCATCTGTAGACCCATACAGGTTTGCTTTAATTGTAATGAATGATTAGTAAGGGGGTGATTTAATGGGTGGCAGTAATTTAAGAATGTCCCAGAAGCAGACAAATTTAATAGATGGCGACCACCGTAGACTGTTTGGAAGGACTGCGGCAGAGCAACACCCAATGGATGCCATATACAGACTTTTGGATAAAAAGCCACTACCAGATGTATTGGACGAAATTAGGGCAATGGGGAGTAACTTAGTATTTGAGTATTTCCCAACTGTAACTCAAGGTCAGACAACTATAATGCTTACCGACTTTTCCTACAATCCAGTTCTGGACAAATTGCTGGTTATAAAGAATGGGATGTTTGTTTTTGAGGGCATTGAAGAGGATTACATCCAATCAACCGAGACGGCGCTCACGTTCAACTACCCTCTTAATTCAGGCGATAAGGTGTTTGTAATTTTAGGGGGTACACTAACTAGCGAAACGTTTGGAAGTGTGGTACACGATGGAATTATAAAGTTTACACAGCTAAAAGACGTACCCAATAACTACAGCGGTATGTCTGGGAAGGTTGCTACGGTGTCCGACAATGAACTTGGAATTGTGTTTAGAACAGCAAGTGCAAACACTGCATTGACTGAGGTAAATGGTAGCCAGTTTGTTGCAAATGCGGGTTCCTATGTTGGTTGGTTACAATTTGTTCCTATGGGGATGATAAAGGGCATTAGGCTAACACCAGCAGATGGCTATGTAGGGCAATTTGAACTAAAGATTAAAACAAAAGATTCCGGTGGTAAGTGGGTTTATGCATCTGGATTAGTGGACAATATTTTGTGGGATATAATGGACATACCATTCATTGATGAATCCGGTAGTAACTCCATTTATATAGAAATAAGCAACAATGGCAATGACACAACTTTTGAATTACAAATTTATGTTATCGAATAAAGGAGGAATGTAATATGGCATCTTTACCACCAATCGTACAGTGGTGGAATGAAGCAGAAACTGCCCAACAGGCGCAATGGGACGCCGGGGTTGTAGATGCAGGTAGTGATAGTATACCTACCGTATTCCACGTATGGAACAATAGAGCTGGAGTATCAGCTGTAGCAGACATGATAAACGTTGATTTGACCGTAAGGGACATAAATGGTCAGACTACAGACTTAAGGGTAGCAGGACAAACAGAGGCAATTGTGTCCGCCCAATTCTTTGATAGTGCTAAATTAGCAGGTGCAGGACAGTGGGGAGCTATTAATGACACGACAGGACTTTGGGAGGGTGACTATTGGAGGTCACTAAGACATGATGATGCCTGCCCAGTGATTTCCTGTGCAGGTGACCAACGTACAATTTTAGGACAAGCCAACACAGGAAATGTTAACACAGACAAAGGAAACTATGCTAAAATAAAATTAAAGTTATATGCAAAGCCTACTGCCGGTGCAGGACAGGTGGACTGGTTAACTAGAATAAGTTACCAATATCAATAAGGGAGGTGCTGTTAGTGAATTGGGTAGCACATATGAAGGATGGTACAGTTGTTAAGGAATCGGAAGAGATACACTTTGGCATGCTTGACATGGAGGATGTGGAAAAATTTAGAATTACAGAGTCTGGTGGTAGCATAGCAGTACCGTTTTCCAGCGACAGTGGAATTATCCGATTCACTAACTTGGACCTACAGCAGATACAGGCATTGGATGACAAGGCACAACTGACGTTTATATTTGACAAGAAGAATGGGTTTTTTAAATTGGATAAAGAGTCTTTACAACTTTATGACACGATTATGCTAAAGGATAAAACTGCCTATTACTTTATAGAGTTTGACCAGTCGGGTATTTTTAACGTAAATGGGGAAATTCTGTTTGCAGGATTTGAATATGAGGGGCAGGCAATTGAATTCAAGGAACAACCCCCCTACAATAGCATAATCCAATATGCGAATGGGCTCTCAGAAATAAGGATGAGGGGTAGTAAGCCAATCAACAAGAATGAAAAGACGCTTAACTATGTCATAGGCTACACAAAAGAGCATAAGCACAAAGATTTAACATTCAATTTAAAATATGAGATTGTGTATGACCTGATGAATAGATGTGTAATGCTGGACTTAATTATATGCTGTAATAAGGGCATTTCCGGTAAGATATTTTTATCCTATGGGGGCAAAGTATCCTCCATACCCGTTAAGTTAACGGAAAATAGTCCAATGCAAACTAAAAGAGTCTTGAGTGTGATAGGATAAAGTGAGGTGAGTACATGGCAGTAATTGGGCAATCTCTACCAAACCCGGAAGCCGGATGGAGGAGATATCAGGAAACTGAAAAAACTATAAGCTATGAGGGAGCAACATTTACATCTGGATTCGGGTGTTACTACGTTGCTAATATGACAAGTTCAATTTTTGTAAAATTCAATTTCATTGGGGACAAGTTGAGGTTACTTGGCAGGCGTTCCACAAATAGATGTACCAACAGCCTAGTAATTGATGGGATGTTAATTGATACGTTTACACAGTGGGACGCCAGCTTGGTTGAGATTGGATTGGATTATGAGCTGTTAAACCTACCTTATGGAGAGCATAGCGTCATAATATCTGGAGATGGAACAGGTGCATATTACTTCAATGCTATAGATATAGATGTAAATGGTGCGTTATTCCCTCACAGAGAAATCACACCATCAGTAAACAGTGCGGTCATAGTTGACCCCAATTACCCAAATGATAGCTTCTACGGACAGCCATTGCATATGAACAGCACCTCTATTATACTATGGAAGCCAGAAGTAGCGGGCAGTGGTTATTTGGAGCAGTTTATGGCAAAATTAGGCTTAGCACAGTTGCAGGCGGCTGGCAGTATTAAAGTGGGTAAGATAGCTGAACCATGGGACTTGGATACAGTAACCTACACTAATTGCCCTAATATAATTCTACCAAGAACTATTGAGTTTCTTGAGGGCAGTGTTTTGGAGTTTGATTTATCTGATGTGTACGGATTGTATGGTATTGCTTTATGGGGCAATGAGTTCCTTGTGAGCACCATTACTCACTCAGCGGAGTGGGTGCCCACTCGAATGCTTCTACCCGAGAAGATTCATGCCCGTAAAGTTATTTCCTTGAACTGGTTACCCATTTTAACGGACGAGTTCTTTAGAGGACTTGCGTTAAAGCGGGATGGGGTAGAAATTTTTGAGACGTCCGATGTAGAGATTACATCATTTCTGGATGAGACGGTTTCACCCAACACCAATTACACATATGAAATTGAAGTGACATTAAGTTAAGGGGGAGGTGAAATAAATGGCTACTATAACAAGCGTCTATCTATCAAGAACGAGTATATGGTACAAGGATACTCAAGGAATAGAGTTTAGCTTCATTGCCGAGGGCCCAGTTGGGGTTGGGATAAAATATCGTATACTAATAAATGGTGTGGAGCTTCAGAGTAACAATGAATTCTCTGAGCCCCCACTTAATATAAGTACTACTATACCACCGGATTACTTGAATATTATAGACAATTTAGTGAGGCTGGAGATAGATTCTGAGGATAGTGTTAATACATTCTTTGAACACCTAATTGTAAAAGAGGACATAAACACACCAGTCTTCCGCAGGCAGTTTGATTTTAAAGAAGATTACATGGACCATGAAAACATTGAAGTAATAAGCGGGCAAGGAATATCCATCATAAATGTGGGTGAGGCGGAGTTTTCAATAGAAATTCCGACTGACACACGGAGTAAATTGAAGGGGATTGACCTAGTTGAGTCACCAGGCAGTTTGTCCCTGATTCCGGTGATGTCCTCCAATGTGCAGGGTGGGTATGAGGTTAGTGCCAGCAGTGTATACAGTACCACTTACCCAGCATGGAAGGCCTTTAATGGGCTCTACACCACTGACGCTGATTCCTGGACATCCGCCAACACTGCGTGGACGCCCCAATGGCTAATGATGAAACTACCCTACCCCCAACTTGCATTGAAGTATGGACTGCTTGGTCCCGCTACTGCCGGACATGCACCCAAGGCGTGGAGATTGGAAGGCTCACAAGACGGTATAGTGTGGGACATTCTAGACACTAGAGTAAACATTCCAATTCCTGTTACGGGTGTATGGGTGGATTATGGAATAAAAAATCCAGGCTCCTATTTATACTACCGACTGTTCATAGTAGAAAAGAACGGAGCAGTCAACTACGTGAGGGTGGGTGAGTTTCGACTAATTGGGACCAAACTGCAATACACGGACGCATTGGGGGCCGGGTCTAAGGTTAGATTTTTAATTTCTTTGGACGGTGTTACTTATAAAACACTCATCAATGGGCAGTGGAGCATAGTACCAAAACAAGAAATACTTAACTCGGGCCTGCACAATTTTGAGCTTTTATCAGTAACGGCAGAGCAATGGAGAGCACTTTCGGCGACTTTATTTTTAGGCAGATTTATACTACTATGTGGAATGTATAATGAGCGAGAAAACGACCCCCTGTTGCATGAGATTTCAGTAACGTTTGATGAAGTGTCAGTGGAAACGTCAGCCGGCCTGCAAATAACTACTCCAGAGGAAGGATTTAAAAAGAGTTTAGACGTTGGGTCACAGACTTATACACTAACACTGGAAACTGGAATGGCATTTGACGATGTAAGCGTGGACTATGATATGTACACCACACCGGATAGAATAAAGCTTCGCCCCTTGAGTTTTGGTACGTTGGTAGGTGGTCACCAATCCAGTGTGATGGCAGTGGAAGTCGTAAGTGGTTATGAGACTGAGGACTTTGATGTAGAGTTAAGTGTGGCAAAGGATGGCAGAGCTGGAATACAACAGGGAAACTATGTGCTTTTGGATGACTCCATTATTCCAGAGTACCGAACCAAAATTGAGATGTCCCTTATTGAAAATCCATTTTCTCCAATGTACCCCGTCAGGTTTAGGCTCAATGCGGGTCAAAAGAGAACTGTTTATATTAGGGTTTTGCCACAAATGGTTAACACGGGTAATGAGTTATTCCAAATAAAGTTAATAAGCAGGCCTATTTAGATGGTCCGTTTCATAAAGGAAAGTGGGGTGAATAAGATTGGATGAAATACTTACTTCCACCGCAAGGGTAAGAGGATGTGGCAGTGTGGATAAGCAAGGGACTGCAAAACTTGCCTACCGAAATGAATTAGATGTTATATTCAACGCACTCTATGGGGATGGGATAAAGAATCTTAAGGGTAAGGCAAAGATACCATTTAAAAGAGACAGGTATAGTACTGCCATCATCAAGCCAATAGATTTTGACTTTCTATCCAGGTTTTTAATTCCCTACCAAAATGCCCTTGCAAGTACAGTAAAGGTAGCAGGTACTTCAGAATTGGACGTGGCCTACCGACTTATTCAGTCCCCAAGGCAGGAAGAAATTTTAGTTGCAGTACAGGACACTTACACAAGAGAGAGCAGGCCTACCCTAAATCATGGGGGCAGGGAGACTTTAATAACAGGTGTTCTTCCCGAGGGTAGTTATGTATCTTATATAGACATGGATATTTCCTTTATAAAACAGATACTCATTAATGAGGGCATGATAAATAAATCCATTGAGCTTATGTTAAACCTAGCAGTGGAGGGACTTGGGAAGATTGAAATTATTGAGTGTTTAAATAGTTGGGATGAATATTCAGCAACATGGCTAACGCCCATGACCTTAGGTGACACATTAATGGAAATTGATGTAACCAATACAGCTATAACGGTTGATATAGCACAGATAGTTCTTAACCTAATCCAGTCAGGAAAAACAAGGCTCAACATTGCAGTTAAGAGTGACAGTCTGTTTTTTATACGCTCAAGAGAATCAGAACTACCACCCCGCATTAGGTTTAGATATAGCGACCCTAACTGGATGGCATTTTCAGACGAATACAATATGATGAGCAGTGCCTTAATTCAAGCAAGGACGCTTAATGACTTTCCATCCATAATTAACATAATGAACAAATTTGTACTTAACTCCAGTGCAATTATAAAGAAACTTGAGGACAATCTTGCGTCCACCGCCCATGTACAAAGTGATTATGGTTACAGCAATATGAGAAGTAAGGTAATTACCAGCAAGCTGAGGAGTGACTTATACTCAAGTGCTATGGTTAAAAGTACTTTGAACTCAAATGACAAGCATTCAACCTACTATCAACCATCCATACAGCAACCGGGAACGGCTAACTTGAAGATAACAAGTGAAATGTATAGCACCACAACTATATTAAGTGAAACCATATCGAATGGTCTTGAAGGCAGGGCGGACATCCTATTGAATAGTTTGAAATCCATTGTAAATATTCTTAATACATTTACAATGGAATCAAGGGCAGTGTTGATTGCCTCTGATTTAAGTAACCTGAACTCTAAAGTAGAAATTTCAAAATTGGAAAATGACTTGCACTCACAGGTAATACTCCGGGAAATGAGAGGTTCCATTATGCCGGGTAGTGCTGAGATAATTGGAGGTTCTTTACTTGGTAGTTATAGACTTGGAAAGTCAACTGAGTTATCTGGGCATGCATGGATTATGGGCAGAGTGCATTCCGATATGAGCTCCACTATAACCACAGTTTCCAGAGAGATTGTGAATTTACCAAGTAAGGCAACTATCCTCAGTTCAAGTCAGCATGACATAAGTTCGAATTTAGATATTAAGTTACCGCTGGACTTACCTGCTGTGGCATATATATTGCAGAACACCCTGTTGAACTCACACGGAATAATTAGACAGTTTGACTTATCGGAGGTAGAGAGCCATGCGTTACTTGGGTTAGCAAGGAGCTTTAATCGATTGGCAAGTGTGGCAATTATAAGAAGACGTGAGTATAATTATTTTAGCTCCAGAGTACTAATCAATACGTCTGCACGAAAGTGGATTCCTAATGTACATGGGCAATCAACCTTCAACTATGCGGATAGAAAATTGCCCCGCCTTTGGGTAAGAGAAAATTTTATAAATGATTAATAGTAATTATTTACAATTATGCTAGGGAATGTTATAATTAGTCCATAATTACAACCAAGTTAGTTAATGAGTCCTGTGGTCCCTCATTAAAAGTCCATTGGGCTCACTTTATATAACTAAAATAATAATTTTTGGGAGTGGTATATGGAAGATTGGGTGAAAGAGTACTGGGTGAAAGCTTTATTTGGTGGCATAATAAGTTGTTTCACTGCTCTAGTTGTATGGGTCAAGAAAAAATTTAAACGCCTAGAAGCAGTTGAACTCGGGCTACAGGCTTTACTAAGGAATGAGATTATTAAAGAATATAACTATTGGATGGAAAAGGGTTATTGTCCCATTTATGCCAAAGAAAATATTCGAAACATGTACACTCAGTATCATGGGTTAGGTCAGAATGGAGTTATGGAAAAATTATGTGAGGAAATTCTAGACTTGCCAACAGAGCCGCCAAAATAGAAAGGATGGGTTAGGTGAATAAGATGCCAATTTCAAAGATTAAGTACAAGACAGAGTTCTCAAAGAAAATTCTGTACACAGTTTGGATTAGTACCACGATTGTTGTTGCCCTTGCATTTGTATTAATGTGGCGAACTGGTGACCTTTCACCACTAAGCTACATAATAACCGGGTTGTTCGCAGAAGTCGCGGCAAGTACTGGTTTTTACTATTGGAAGGCAAAGAATGAGAATGTAGTTAAGATAGGAAGGAGTGAGGATAATGAAAATCAATTGGAAACAAAAATTGACATCCCGTAAATTTTGGGTAGCTGTAACTGGATTTTTAACTGCTTTAATGGTAGCATTCAAGGTACCGGACTTAACAATAGAGCAAGTAGTTGCAGTTATTTCAGCATGTGCAACATTGGTAGCTTATATTATCGGAGAAGGTATGGTTGATGCCTCCAGAGGTAGTAAGGGAAGTGATGACGTTGCATAAGTTATATGAGGGTGAGTATAAAATAACCAGTCCTTTTGGGCCAAGGGAATTACCTAATGGGGATAAAAGACCACACAAAGGAATTGATTGTGTGGGCATCGGGAATAAAAATATAATTGCCCCCACAAATGGGAAAATTGTATCCTCCCAGATTATCACCAATAAGAGTAGCCCTTCTTGGGAATGGGGAAACTATGTTAAGATGGATGACCTAAATGGATATCACTTATTCTTCTGCCACCTGGGTAGCAGAGCAGTAAAGACGGGTCAGCTAATAGAGAAATATGCTAGGATTGGGGTGGAAGGATACACTGGGTATGTATATCCACAAAACTCAAACGGAAGCCACCTGCACTTTGAAGTAAGAAGAAAGTCGGATGGTGTGTCTATAGACCCCATGGAGTACTTTAAAATACTTGCAGAGTGGGAGGCTAAGCACTTAGCAGAACTTAGGTTAAAAGTTCAGTCCACATTTGGATTTGATGACGGCACAATGAAGTTTTTCGATGGGCATCCATACCCAGGTTCATTATTTAGTAAGATGTTGAAAAAATAGGTTAATAAGAATAGAGCTTTGAAGTGAGGCTCTATTCTTTTTATATTTGACGGGAGTTTAAAAGGGCTCGTTGTTTAGCGGTGTAGCAAATTACTTAAACTTGTTTTTCGTAGCACTGGGCTAGAATTAAGGTGTGTGCAAAGCGGTTCCTTACATATATTAATAGTAAAATACTAAGTAACTTGCCTTTTACATTTCAGGCTGACAGGTTTTATACTGTATAAAGGAGGTGGCATGATGATAATGAATGTATCAATGGAAAAGAGAGATGCAGTGGATATGAAACATATCTGCGAATACAGTCTGTTTCTAAAGGTTCCTGACAGTAAGTACTACAAGGACAAGGTACAGGAGTTACCCAGAAAGTGGAAACATCTTTCCTCCGGTGAGATAGAAGTACCATTATTGGACATAACTAAGGTACTGAGGACCTTTGAACAGATAGAAATTGTCGGGGATATACCAGAACTTAAATTAATGAAGATGAAGCGGGATATGACAAAAAGAGAGTACTACTCAAACTTGGAGTGCGTTGAGAATTATCCAATTGAAATGCCCTTCAAAGGTGGCACTCAATTGAAACCCTACGGACACCAAATAGAAGCGTTTCACTACATGATGAATAGAAATTCATTCCTACTTGGGGACGACATGGGACTTGGAAAAACGTTGGAGTTTATTAGCGGGTGTGAGTGGAGACGGAAAAAGTATGGGGACGATTTCAGTAAGGTTTTATATGTAACTAAGGCTGGATTGAAATATAATGTAAGGGATGAAATTAAATTCTGGCTGCCCAATGCAAATGTAGTGACAATAGAAGGTGATAGCAAAAAGCGGTTGGAGCAATTAAGAAATGTATACACATGCAAAGAGCTTGTATACTTTATTATGGGCTATGAGCAAGTTAAAAACCATATACAACAACTTGAGTTAATACCAATAGATGGCATAGCCATAGATGAGAGCCATAAAATGAAAAATCCGAGTGGGGCTGTGTGGGGAGCATTGAGTCAGTTGAGGGATATACCATTTAAGGTAGTCATGTCCGGTACCTACATTATAAATAACCATGAAGAGGCTTGGACGCCTTTAACTTTTATTGGTGTTGAGAGTAGGGAATTTCACCACTTCAAGTGGTCCTACTATGAGTCAGTTAAGGGTAGATATGGAAGAGAGATAACAGGTACCAGAAAATTGGATGAGTTGGGTAAGATTGTTAGGTCCAATATGCTTAGAAGAACAAAGTCGGAAGTTATGGATATGCCAGAAAAGAACTACAAGAATGTTCATGTTGAGATGGGTGGTAAGCAGACACAGATTTACAAGGCGGTAAGAGACCGGATAAAACAAGAGCTATCAGAATTGGGTATAGGTAGGGGTCTTTCCAATCCCATGGTAAAACTGCTTAGGCTAAAGCAAGTTACAACTAACCCGGAATTAATAGGTAGCGATGCCCCAAGTGCAAAGCATGAGGAACTAATTGACATTATTTCAGATATAGTAAAAAATGGTGAGAAGGCAATTGTATTCAGTCAATTCGAGGAAGAGGCACAAAGACTGAAGTTACTGCTTGCTGAATACAATCCTGCATATGTTACGGGAGTAGTTGCTCCACAGGACAGGAAAAAGCAGGCAGACAAATTTCAGGAAGATGATAGCTGTAAAGTATTTATTGGTACTTCCCAGTCCTGCAGAGAGGGATTGAATTTAACTGTGGCTACCTATGTAATATTTATGGACCTGGAATGGGCACCCGCCTACATAGCACAGGCAGAGGACAGAGCTTATCGTATAGGGCAAAAGAATAACGTAACAATTATTCGACTTTTGTGTAGGGGCTCCATAGATGAGTATATAGTCAATGAAGTTCTATCCCGTAAACAGCAGATTTTTGATGAAATAATAACCGGCAAGCGTGCAATTACACCAAACGAAATTAAGGACATATTAGACGCCATTTAAAAATAAATAAAACTTTACAATAGGGTAGAAATATTGTATAATAGTATTGTAGTTTAGCCACAACAAATCAATATCACTGGTCAGGAGGTGTATAACATGATATATATAAAAGGTATGCCATACAGAAAAATTAGTGAAGTCGCTAAGATTGTTGATGTACATCCAAACACTTTACGAAATTGGGATAAATTTGGCGACAAGCTGGAAGAAGAAGGGCAACAGAGGCCCATACCTAAGTCTTATAGACCCGGGACACGTGGTATAAGATATTGGAATGATGCTCAAATAGAAGAAATAGAGAAGTATAAGGATAAAGACAAATATGGAGAACTTGCATACTTCAATCGAGCTGAGTGGGGTGACAGAGGTAAACACTTACCTAACTATAAAAACCAACCCGATTAAGTTGTGTCCGTTTACAAAAACCCTTGAGTTGTTTTATAATGTACTAAACAACAAGGAGGCAGTATTAAATGATAGAAAATGAAATTCAGTTTAACGAGAAAGTAAAGCGGTATGCAGAAATTCACTCAATTGTGGACAAGTATACAAAAGAACTGGAAACAATAAAATCCGAACTAAAACCCTACATGCAGGAAAAGGCACTGAAGAAAGTAACCCATGAGGGAAAGGATTTAGAGTTAATTGCACAGGACAGAAGTAAGATTGACTCGGAAAAGCTACTCAATGTCCTAAAGAACAGACTTAGTCATTTCGAGTTGGATTTATTTAAAGTACAAAAGGAAATAAATGGTATTCAACTTACTAGCATTATGTACAAAAATGCAGAGGAGCTTGTACGTGTGGAAATGAATGGAGAGGTATTTTCAGATTTGCAGACAGCAAGAGAATACCTTATGGAACATTTCAGTTTTACAGAAGAGCAGGCACTCGACGCATTTTCAAGTGCAACTCCAATTCCAGCATCAGATAAATATGATTTATGGAATTCCATTAAGAAGTGCATTGAGATAAAAGAAATACCAAATGAGGACGCTGTTAAGGAAGCTGTATCGTTAGGCTCACTTACAATGTCCGACATTGCAGATGCGACAATAGTTAATATAACTTATGCATTGATGATGAAAAAGCCGAAGAGTGGGCCTAAGTCAGAAAAATAGCATACATTTTAATATACCCCCATTAAATACCGTTAAGGGTTGGCGACCTATAGCGGTATTTATTTTTGCCTGAACGGAAGAAATTCGCTTTACATTAAGGGTAGATTGGCTTTATACTGCAATACAAAATAATTTTGTTTAGGAGGTGTTAGACATGGCGAGCTTAAGAAGAATTAAGGTTGGTTTGGGCATTACCGCTCAAATTGGGACACAGTACATAAAGCCATCTGCAGAGGTGGAATTGGTATTAACTGGTGATGAAACAAAAGAGGAAATTGACAAGGTTTGGGAACAGGGATGGAATGCATGTAGTAGGGAAGTTGAAAGAGTTATAACAGAATATGCCAAAGACTAAAATTAGCTGATTTACAGCTAATTTTTATCATGCAAAGGAGGATAATATGAAGTTAGATGGCATTGAGTTATATGGTACTGAATTATCTCACTACATACTTAGAAAAATATCCAAATTGGAACAAGAGATGATATATGACAGGACAAAAAAGTATATAAAAATAGATATACACATAGTGGACTTTTGTAGTCCCATGCACTTAAATTTTGGCAAAAGAGAGTTACCAGAGCCAGACAACTACAAGTCCTTTTTAGAGTGTGAGGAGTTCACTAGGGGTAATTTGTTGCACCTTCCCATGGAACTGGCGATGAAACTTAGTTCAGAGCAATTGAAGTTGTACTGCTACTTGATGGGAATTGCCCATTACTTTGACTTTTATGAACTTGATTGGCTAAAGGTGTGTGATAACTATATGGGCAACTGGAGGGACTTCTTTAGTATGGTTAAGGAGTTACAGGGCATGACATTATCCCACGCATATTTTGATTACCCAGTACTAATAACTGAATTATCCAATACACAACTTAGTATAATAATTGACGCAAAGGATAAGGAGGAGGCATATGAACTACTTCAAAAATACCGCAGAATTGTCGCTTAAAGCAAGTGTCAAGGGGTATTGGATAAACCATAATTTTATGGGAAGATGTGATGGAGTTACAGTTATACCCAATAGTCTATTGACGGACCAGGCACTTAAATTAGATGAAAGGCTTGTTATAGCTTATTTGATATCCTATAATTTTAAAAATTCTGGAGTTGGCTACAAGGGTTTTGTTTTCCCCAGGGTTGAGACTATAGCAAATGATTTGGGTATATCTAGAAGACAGGTTTTTGATAAGATATCTGGAATTGAGGAAAAGGGGTACATTTACAGAATTTCAAACAGGAGCACTATTGACTACTATGACAGCATAGAATACATAAATAAATTCTTTGATTTGCATATAAATGAGGCTACTTTGTACTTCCTTGACCTATGGAAATGTTTGTCTAAAGAAGAAATTATGCGTTACAACGGCGTAGACAGTGAGATGGATTATGAAGAGATGCTAAAAGAAAGAAATGAATTTATTGAGTATTTTGATAGCTTACGTGGTATTGAGGATAAGGTAGAGCTGGATGAATATTTAGGAAATAAGGAAGTTACGAGAAATTGCACACCCCCGTGTGCGGAAACTCGCACACCACCGTATGCGGAAACTCGCACACAGAAACATACAAATATAAAAAATACAAATATAAAAAATAATAATGCGTTGCATTTTCAGTCTAAATCATTTTTTACTCACCTTCTAAATACAGATATCAAAAAAGAGGACTTTGATAAACCTTTATCCTATAAGGAAGCCAAAAGTTTAAAAGAGCAGAAAAAGAAAAAAGAACAGCAGGACAAGAAGGATAAAACCTCACAGGAGTTTTTAGATAAACTGGCTAAAAGAGAATTTAAGAATTTCAATCTGGATGAGTTATGTTTATATTATGAACATCGATTAAAGGAAATTTATGGCACCGCATGTAAGGTAAGCGAGAGGAGTTTTAGAACCTTCAAACTACTGTATGAGCAGAATGGTTCCTATGGTTTGACAATGGAACAGCTGGCAAGGGTGGTTGATGTATTTTTAGAGACTTATCGTGAAGGTAAGATAAAGGGATTGGACTTAGAAAGCTATCCCAATCCAGTATACGCTCATTTGCTATTAAATAATAAGGGTAGCATTTTAAAACAGATAATAAACTTGTCCGAGTATTCAGGAGTTCCTACTGTAACAGGGTCAGGCAGTGTTGTATACAAAGAAGATAGTGACTATAGAGATAAGCTCCCTGAGTTGGTGGAGTTGTGGAAACATGAGAAACCTAAGTGGCTAAAGAAGTATGGGCTCATTGATGGGAAAGAAGATAGAAACTATATGAAGCGTATCAAATGGGTTCCAAATGACTACTTTGAGGATGACGATATACCGAGTTTTGGTAGGTACATAAGTAGGTGGTTTGTTAATGGATATCTTACAGATGAAGTTAAGGATAAAATATCTTCACAGGACTTTATGTATTTAGAGGAATATGTAGAGAATGTTATGATACCTGCAAATGAGGAATATGATGAGATACAAAAGGCTATACATGAGAAAGTGTATGGTATTGGGACAGATATAAGGATAGGAGGCTTGGTATAATGAAGTTTACGGGTTTTGATGAGCAGGATTTTGTATTTGATAAGGATAAATGTACTGTGTCCAGAACGTGCAGAAGAGGGCAGTGTAATGATGGCTGTGCTGTTTACTATAAAACTGAGTACATTTATGGAATAAATAATGTCCCTAAAAAATACAGGGACTGGGTCCCAGAGGATTTATCCAAAATAGTCAAAGAGGATGTTGACCTTGGTGTGGAGCACATAAAGAGATTGACGTCTGACGCTAACTATACGAAGGGTATATACTTATATGGAAATGTAGGTTCAGGCAAAACTTCACTTGGATTGGTGTTGTTAAATGACTTCCTTAGAAGGATGATTAACGAGTATAGGATAATGGAGTACGTTGAAAATGAATTTACGCCAGTGCTGTTTGTTCCATTTAGCCAGTATGCAGAGACTTATAAAGCTAGGTTCTCAAACAAGTCTGACTTCCTGGAATTAATAAATAATAACATTTACAAGAGCCACCTCGTAATGATTGATGATATTGGGTTTGACGGTCAGACTAAAACTACACTGGACTTACTTTTTAACATCATAGACTCTGCATTGGCTAATGATAGAGGACTTATATTAACTGGTAACTTACCACCACAGAAATTGCAAGGTGTGTTGGGCAGTAGGTTGCACAGCAGAATAGTAAATGGTTGTGAGTGCTATGAAGTTAGGTCCTCCGACTTACGTTCGAGCTTTTAGTGGGCTATAAATTAGGGGTGTAACTTTATACCTGTAACACGAAATGGTATTACAGGGGCAGAATTAAAGGCGTACCATTAGCATTAAACACAATGCAAAGGTACAGTATATTTTGCACAATACAAAAGTAGTTGAGTTCGTTTATACTATATTGTAGGGAGGTCATTGACTTGGTAGAGTATCAAATAATTAATCACATTTTGGAGCAGAAGGATATTGGTATAATACAGAGAAACAAAATAAATGAAACTTATTTTGAATTCTGTAAAGAAGAGTTTGAATTTATACATACACATTGGAGAAAGGTAGGACAGATTCCTGACATACATACATTCCTTGCAAAATACCCTGATTTTGAGGTGTTTAAGGTAGGGGAGTCGGAGGAATACTTAGTAAACTCACTACGGGAGCAATATGTCTATAATAAAATAGTTCCCATACTTAAAGAAGGTGACGAAAAGCTAAGAGAGGATAGTTTTGACGCCGTTGACTTCCTAAGGGCACAACTGAGGGAAATTGCAGAAACGCTAGACTTTAGACATGTAGGCCACAATTTAGCGAAAGACACTGATGTTAGAAAAGATGACTATTTGAAAAGAATGGAAATGAAAGGTTTGACAGGGATACCCACTGGTCTTGAGTGGTTGGATGACCTGACTAACGGTTGGCAGGAAGAAGACTTTGTAATGCTAGGTGGTTACCTTGGCGAAGGTAAATCATGGCTGCTATTATTTCTTTTATGGGCGGCATGGGGTAGGTCAAAAAAGAAGGTACTTTTAATAAGTAGAGAGATGGGCAAAGTCCTAGTGGGTTTCCGTTTTGATACATGGAATGGAAATTTCAGTAACCTTGGGCTTATGAAAGGTAATACGGAATTAGGAAAAGTTGATAAAAGTGTTGGGGGTAGAATAGTACCAATTGATTTATCAAAGGACGACTATATTAAGTATCTGGAAGAGCTTAAGGATGAAGACAATCCAGACTTTATGGTCTACACAAATGAGGATAATGCTCAGTGTACTTTTGAGGACATTGAGAACTTAATAGATATTATTAAACCAGATATTGTTGGCATTGACCAACTTTCCTTAATAGGCACAGTTAAGAAATTTGGAACAATAAGGGAGAGGTATATATTCCTTACTAGAAACTTTTACAGACTATCCAGCAAAAAGAGAATACCTATATTAGTTACGGGTCAGATAGGAAGAGACTGGGCAAAGGGTAGGGACAAGAACAAAAAGAATGGCAGTGACCAGATAGATGCACCAGAGACTCACCAGTTCATGGAGAGTAACAGTGCGGGTGAAGATGCCACTCGTGTTGTTACATTTGCAAGAAAGGGAAACATAGTTATGATAAATGTTCCGAAGAATAGATATGGCATTGGCGGAAAGCAAGAATTTGTGTGGGACATAGATAGGGGCTTTATAAATCTTTTCGACAGACCAGAAGAGGATGAGGATGAGCAACCACAGGCAAAGAGAGGCTCCAAGGATAAGAAAGAGAACAAGGTAATACAGACAAGCGAGTATATATTTTAGTGGAGGTGATAACGTATGAAAACTTTCCTTAATGAGTCCGAACGTAAGGATGTAGTAATGCTGTACTGTTTAATTGGTACAATGCAGGAACAATTTTTAAAGGATTGGGATGAGAGAGGTAACTTGACAGCGGAAGAGAGAAAGTATATCAAAACCTCAATAACACTTGCGTTGAAAGTAACAGACTCAATAATGAATAGGATAGATGGAAATTTAAGGCAACGCTTAATTAGGGATATGAAAGCAACCGACCTATTCTGCTTACCCAAGTCAGAGGCAAAATTAAAGAAGGACAGATTTGAGAAAGAAGTACTGTCAAATGAACTTATTAAAGTGTCAAGGGATGCAATTGACGAACTGGCACAAAGGGCTATGGATTGGTGTAATCCATGTAACGTGGTAAAATGTGATGAATGCATACTAAGAGAAATATTTAGGCAACTGGATTTGGAGCCATATGATTGTGAGGCTACTGAATGTGAGTATAGAATAAAGAAAGGGGGTGGAGAAATTGAATAGACAGGAAAGAAGAAGAGCCGGAAAACTGGCGAATAACTCTAAGGAGTTTTCCGAGTTTGTAGTTCAAAATAGATTGCAGGTATTACAGGCATCACTATTAGCGAGTCTGGACACACTAAAAGAAGATTTTAATTTTGATGAAAAGCAATTAAACGACTTTGCAGTTAAGCATAATGAACGTCTTAAAGCTACATTGGGTGGTGGTAAATAATGTTGGTGATATGGGATACACCACTCATTGTTGAATTAGAAGTAGTACTTCATTTTTTGAAACAGGAAATGGAAGAAATGCATGGAAGGGACTATTTTGGCAGGTCCGTTGAAAGTGGAAGCAACTTGATGGTTAAGTGCCCATTTCATAAGGATGGGCAGGAAAGAAAGCCAAGCATGGGCATCCGTGTGGATGACGGTCAGTTTAACTGCTTTACTTGTGGGGAGCATGGAGACCTTCCAATGTTTGTTGCAAAGTGTCTGGATTTGGGAGTTAAGAGGGACACCACTGGCGGTATAGTGGAACCCCCCAAACCCGAATTGGGGTATAAATGGCTACTTAAGAAGTTTAATTTAGCTGTGCAGGGTGAGAGACCAGGTCTTGGGCTTGGACAGTCTAGGACGAGTAAAAGATTTGATAGGTTTGTCCCAGAAAGCGACTTAGAGCAATACTATGAATATGTGCATCCTTACATGGAAGAGGTTAGATTTATCCCACAAAAAATGCAGGACTATCTAGAGATAGGATATGACAAGGCAACCAACAGTGTTATATTTCTTATGAAGGACTTAAAGGGAAATGTTTTCTTTGTTAAAAAACGTCCAATCACTTCCTATAATGATGTAAGGTATACTAACGTAAAGGATATACCAAAGAAGCATTTGATGTTCGGAGCCTACTACATTTATAGGGACTATGTTGCTACACCAAAGAAATGGATGTCGGACATGATACATAAAAATGGAATTACTCTTGTTGAGGGTGAAATAGATGTTGCAAGTGGATGGACACTTAGAATGCCCACTGTCGGGATAGGTGGGAGGATATTTTTCAAGGAACAGGCTAAAGTACTTGCGGCAATGGGAGTAAAAAATATAAACCTGGGCCTGGACAATGATGAGGAAGGTCAAAAAGAAACAGTGAGAATAGTAGACAACTACTCAAGCACATTTAGATTGAGCCTAATTAAGTATCCTGACTGGGCTAAAGACATGAATGATGTTGTTAAGAATGGAAAAGGTATTGAGGTATTAAAATTTCTATAGGAAGGTACTTTTCATGAAAAATAAGTGGGATGTGGAAATGAGTTACATACTTGGCATAAGTGTTGTGGCTGAGGGAGATACTAAGGAAGAAGCTGTAACTAACGCAAAAGAACTGGTAAAAGAGTATGTATCTGTTAATGACGGGTTTACAGTGGACTGTGGTGACGTGATGTTTGAGCAAGTTAATTTTATACAGGAGCATAGATAGTGTGGATTGGATGAATTAACTCCAATAGTAACAAAGGGTGTCACTTGTGCAATTAACAATAAATACTTATTATTACAAGTAATTTTAAATTTATACATTATTTTTAAAATTGTTACAAAAATTAGTAAAAAATTGTTGTAATATGTAAAAAAATGTTGTATAATAATATTGTAAAGTTAATACATAATGAAATTACATAATTAATAAGGCACCTTTTGCATATAGTACTCGGATTGGAACTATTAGTTGGCCCATTGGATAATTGGCTTGGTGCATATTTTGACAGCGAAATTATTGAATGGGCTATACTTATTGGCAAAAATTCAACATTCACACAATTGGTGCGAGTTTTTGAAACAGACTAAACTAAACTAGGAGGATTTAAAAATGAACAATGTTCAAGAAATGGCGTTAATGGTTAAAAATGGTGAAATAGGTGAGGAAGAGTTCATAATTGGATGCAAGAAAATAATAGAGGATGCTTCCTACAAATGGTACCAAAAGGTAGGGCTAATGGATGGGAGAGAAATTCAAGAGAAAAGACAGCTATGTAGTATTTGGTGTTGGGAGGCGTTAAGAAATTACAATCCGGAGAAGGGTAAATTTACGACGCTGTATTATGCTCATACACAGAATATGATAAAGAACCTATGTAGAAGAAGTACAAATGATAACGAGAAGGCAAATAATTACACAAACTGTTTCAGCTATGAATTCAGTATATGTGGTGAGAGCGAAAATTCCTCAGAAGAAGGAAGTGCATTTATAAAGCATCAGTGCAATGAAGAGGATGGATTTGAAAGAGTTGAGATTGAAATGATGCTAAAGCACAACGGTTTTGATGATATAACTATGGGCATTGTTAAGTATAAAATGGAAAGCCCCGAAATGCCGGATGCAGAAATTGCCAGACTATTAGGCTATAGTAGAGCATATATTAGCCTACTATGGAGAAAGGTTAAGCCTTTTCTAGCCAGCCAGCTATGCACAGCGGATAATTTTTAAAAACCAGTTTACATAAATGAACGAATGGCTTTATACTGCATTGTAAAATAAAAGTACAGTATAGAGCCTATTTTTATTTTACGGAACGTAGGTAATTTGTTAGGGAGGGAATTGGTCTATGAAAAGACTTATCACAGTACTAAAAAAGACAAGACATATTTTATGGGGTAACTTTGTAATCATCACTGAAAAGGATGGCAAAGTTAGTGCCGATGGGATAATGCCTGCAAATAGACTTAAATTAGTCATTAATCAATTTAACCAACAACTTAATTCCTAACCAAAACACTTTAAACACTTTCCAAACTAAAAAAACTTAAAACAAGAAAGGTGGAAATTATTTATGGCAGGTTTTAAAGGTATTGATGCAATTAAAGGGGCAATTGACAATTTTGCCACGGGTTCAAATGTCGGATTTTTTGGGTTAAAGGATGATGGGGACAGAGCAGATGTTCAATTCCTACATAAAGATGCAGATGACCTAAACGTACTACTTACGCACCAAATAGAGGTGGACGGAAAGAAGAGATATGTGGAGTGCCTGAAGATGTACGAGAAACCTTGTGCAATGTGTGAGCAAGGTAGCAAGACATCGCTTAGACTATTCTTATATCTATTAAGCTGGAGACCGGACGAAAAAGGAAGAGTTCCAAAAGAACCAAAGGTAGAGTTATGGGATAGAGGTAAAGACGTAATAAATCGTATCCTTAACTTAATAGGCAAGAAAAAGGACTTAAGAAAGCATGTGTATGAGGTTGTTAGAAATGGAAAGGCTGGAGATACTGGAACTTCCTATGACATTGACCCATATGATGAAAGTGAATTATTAGTACCAATTGAGAAATTACCAGAGCGCCCAGATATATATGAATTTGTGCTGAAAAAGAATTATGATGAAATGGTTGCACTGCTAAAAAGTGGTGCAGGAGCGGCAAGCTCAACTCCAACAAAAAGACAGGGCGCAACTAATAGGTTTACGCCAATTGATGATGACGACATACCATTTTAACTAGAGCTAGATAAGGGGGGTGGAATTTAATATTCCATCCTTTTTTATGTTACAATACAAATTGAAACCTTTTATACTGCATTGTATACTAATTGGAGGTGGAAGATATGAAATGTGCATACAAGATAGCCTACGGTTGTGGTAGCTGTGGCGGAAGAAGAGACTGCCCATACGCGAACAGAAAGAAAGGATGGTAGAGATTGAAACGTAATTTACTTTTTGGGGTTGACAATAATTTAAAGAGGGATGTAATAAATCCAAAAGAAATAAATAAAATTATATCCTCCATGACTGAGAAAAGGACAGTTAAGAAGTCCGGAGCCGGAAAAAGTATTGGTAAGATAAAACAGACGGTTTCCATACTTGTGGATGAGTTTAAGAAAAAGCACCCAAACTTACTTTCAGAGTGGCCGAGTAATTACATATTAGTGGACACAGACGAGAAGTTGGATAGACTACTTCGCTCCATTGAGGAGTGCAGAAGATTTTCGTATGACACAGAAACTATGGGCCTAAAGATATGGCATGGCGATAACATAGTAGGGATGTCTTTTTATACGCCCTGTGATGGTAATGCCTGGTATATACCAATACATCATCTTGACTGTGTAGAACCTGTGGAGGGTAAGCAATTACCTGTGGAGTTTATAAAAGAAAATATGGCACCTGTTATGCGGAAGAAAAGAGAAGAATCCCTTGCGTACAGTATGCGAACTTTAAACAGTATTGACGACATAGACATGTCCGAGGAATACTGTGGTGTTGTAACATTCAATGGTAAGTTTGACAGCCATGTGGTTTGGATAAATTTAGGCATTGAAATGCCGGATATTGCGTTTGAGGGATATTTAGCATCAAGGGTATTAAATGAAAATGAACCAGTAAATAAATTGAAGCCCTTGTGCAATAAATGGCTCAAACAGTACCAACAAAATCCGTTAGACAAATTTGATGAGATATTTGAAAAGACGCCATGTGCCTACTTTCCAATATGGATGGTTGGTTATTATGCATGCAAAGACGCCATACTTCATTGGGAATGGATGGAATTTGCGGAGAGCCACATAAAGAAGAGACCCGGCCTTGCTGAGTCCTACTATGTAATACAGTTGCAGGTTATGCCATCAGTAATTGCGGCAGAGCGTAGAGGTATGTTGCTGGATGTAGACAGAGTAAACGCAAACAAGGAAGAATTTGAGGGATACAAGGTTGCTATTGAGAAAACAATAAAAACTCAATTACAGGAATTGATGGATAAATTCCTGGACGATAACCCTCATGTGCAGGTTGTTAATGTCCCGCCCAGCACAAAGAATGGTAAAGCCAAGGTATTTGACAGGAACACTTTAAGGACATCTTTTATAGCCGGATTGAACATAAACAGCCCTCCACAGTTGGGTGACTTATTTTTCTCAATATGGGGTTGGCCAACTACTAAGAAGGACGGCAAGGCTACAAATGAGAAGGTTATGCAAAGGCTCGCTAAACAATTTTCAGTATGTAAAAGCATCTTAGCATACAGAACAGTTAAGAAAATGATAGGAACTTACTGTGATGGCTTATTAGAATCAATTAGCCCCGTTGACGGTAGAGTTCATACTTCCTTTAACCCTTATAAGGCAGTTACCAACAGGTTCTCAAGTTCCGACCCCAATCTACAGAATATCCCTTCTAAGTCAAAGAAATTATTAATAGAGGGGCAGGAAGTTAAGGTCGATTTTGGTAAGAAGATAAGACGTTGCTTTATTGCAGAGGAAGGAAATGTCCTATGCTCCACTGACTACTCACAGATAGAGCCACGTATTCTAGCAGTGTTATCCGGAGATGAGACGATGCTTGACGCATATAGGAATGCCAAGGACGTGTACGTGCAACAGGCAGTATTGTTCTTTCCCGGACACCCGGAACAGGAGTATTTAGACAATGACGATACAGGGTATAAAAGCCCATGGAGAGGTAAGGTTAAGGCAATAGTCCTTGGACTTAACTATGGTATGACAGAAGTTGGACTTGCTGAGGGACTGGACTGTACTGAGACAGAGGCTAAACGAGAGATTGAAAGATACTTTGACACATTTCCTGCAATTAAAAAGTTCACTCAAAGTGTGCTGGACTTTGCATATGAAAATGGATATGTGGAGATGTTGTACCACACAAAAAGAAGACTTCCTGATTTGCATGATAGCCGTGCATGGATTCGCTCAGACGCAGAGAGACAGTGCGTAAACTCTATAATGCAGGGCTCTAGTGCTGAGATAACTAAAAGAGCTATGGCATTTATATATGCAAACCAGCGTCTAAGAGAATTGTGCGTAACTCTTATATCCACTGTTCATGATGAGGTTATTACTTCCATACCAAAAGATAATTTGATGGAGGCTATACCAATTATTAAGCAGTGTATGATTGATGCATGTAGTAGACTTACTGAAAGAGGCGGTATAGTTATAAAAGTAGATGCTGAAGTAAGTGAGCAGTGGTATGGACCAGTATATCATTGGGAAGGGCATGAGGAAGTCGGAGAGGACAATGAAAAACTAATTCTTGAGGAACTGGACGATGATTTAGGTGAAGAAGAGACAGAAGTGCAAGATGAATACGAAGAGAGTGTATTTGCATAAAAATATTATAGTATAAATGTACTGCACCCCCATAAAAAGGGCTATAATGGTAGAATTAAGGTACTTATTTTGGGGGTGTACTGCACAGTATAAAATAAAAATGGAGGTAAGTTATGGAAATAGCCGTAAAGCAGATAATTGAAGAGCATGACAAGTTGGAAATGGACATTAAAGAGATTGAAAGAGGTTTGGTATCATTACGAGGTCAGGATTGGCAAAATGGTGCAACAAAGGATGAAAGGCTCCCTGTTAAAATCCTACTAGCCACATTAAATGATATGTATGTAGCAAGAGAGAAATTGTTAAACCACACAGTTTGTGATTTTTCATTTGAGGGCCCGTTTAAGAAATTTGAACCAGAGGAGGGAAAGTCTAATGAGTTTATACCAGAAATATAGACCTCAAGTATTTGAGGACGTTTGTGGACAGGACCATGTTAAAATTATACTGCAAAATCAAATTAAGAATGATGAGATAAGCCACTCCTATTTATTCACAGGAACACGTGGAATAGGTAAAACAACTACGGCTAGAATCTTAGCTAGAATGGTAAATGAGGACGGAGTTCTTACACGTCAGGAACTAGACATGAATATAATTGAGATAGATGGGGCATCTAATAATGGTGTGGAGAATATTAGAAATATAAGGCAGGAAGTTAATCACAGACCAAGCAAGGGTAAGTTTAAGATTTACATAATAGACGAGGTTCATATGTTGAGTACAGGCGCATTTAATGCCCTGCTGAAGACTTTGGAAGAGCCACCTGCACACATAATATTCATGTTGTGTACGACAGACCCACAGAAGATTCCAGCGACTATACTCTCCAGATGCCAACGCTTTGATTTACAGCGTTTTGATGTTAAGGACCTATTTGGACGTGTGAAGTACATTGCCGGACAAGAGGGTATCGAAATGGAAGATACTGCTCTTATGTATATTGCTAAAATGGGTAAGGGTAGTATGAGGGATGCTATTAGTATATTTGACCAGGTTAGGAACTATAAGGAAGGTATAACATACTCTGACATACTTAAAATATTGGGTAGTGTTGGAATGGATACTATTTTGGGTGTTATGAATAATATAGACAATCCACCAGAGTTACTTAAGCAGTTAAAGTCGATATATTATAGTGGTGTGGACATGAGACAATTTATAAAGGACTTATTTAACTACTGCAACGACTGTCTGATTTACAGCAAACTGGGTGAGGAGTCACTTGAGTATATCAATTCAAGTCCCGAGAACTTAGCAGACATTAAAAGGCACTCAACTATAGTGGACTTCAAGTTCCTAGAGGCTTTGCAGGAATTGGATAATGAATTAAGATATAGCGATAATGAGTATCTTTTGATACAAAATGAATTACTCAAATTAGGCTTGGGGAGAAATTAAACATGTTATTTATGGCTTGGATTGCTACAATTGGTAGCATAATTGGGAATGTAGGTGTCATATACAAAAGATTATGGGGCATGTGGATTTGGATGATAGCCGGGCTAATTTGGGTACTTTACAGTATTATAAGAAGAGACTATGCTCAATTGGCTATGTATATATTCTATACCGGATTAAATGTGTGGGGTATAATACAGTGGAGTAAAAAACAGTAATCTATGGAGGGATACGAAGAATGAAATCCATATTTAAGAAATTAGTAAATGCTCTGGGTTGGATGTTTAGCTTGCCAACAGGCGTGAGGATACCATACAGCTACATGAGGGGACACAGTTCCGCTCCTATGTATTACTTTAATAAGAAAGGTGGAACAGAAATTGATAGGTCAGTCGGAAATGAAACAACTGGTTCTAAATAATGATAAACCCTGTATTGTTGTGGGTAAGAAAGGCATGGGAAAGTTAACCCTTGCCTTGGAATGCTATCCATCTTCCACTGTAATTGGGGATGGTGTGGAAAGAATAAAGGTTGACCAGATTAGACAAATACTAGAGCAGGTTGTTAATATGAGCTCTCAGGAGTACATAATTAGGAATGCAGATAATTTAACAGTTCAAAGTCAAAATGCACTGCTTAAAGTATTGGAGGAGTGCCCGGAACACGTAAGATTTTTGATATTGTGTGAGGACCCAAGTAAGGTGCTTACCACCATTAAGAGTAGGTGTAACTTATTTAAAATGAAGTTATACACGGATGACGAGATTGAAGAGTACGTAAAATTGAATTACCCAAACATTAAAAAGTACCGAATGCTACAGAACTACTGCAAGGGTGTTCTTGGAACTGTGGATAGGATAGCAGGTAAGCTGTTTGTTGATATTAGAAATGTTGCCACTAAGATTATATTTAACTTACCAAAGACGTCGGTTGGGAACATATTTAACATTATTGAGCATGTAAAGCCAATCGAAGAGAACTTGAGCTTGCTACTGGACACCATGATTGTTATATATACAGATTTGCACTTTGTAAAAATAGGTGCTGAGGAGTTTATAACGGACATTGCTCTTTTAGACAAGTATAAGGAGTTCGATATAACACCTGAGCAGGCGTACAAAAATGTTAAAATACTGGACTCCTATAAGAGAAAGATGGGTGTTCCTGTTAACTTCACAATGTTTGTTGACACATTGATGCTTAGGTTGAGGGGAGTGATTTAATGAATAAATTTCTTGAGAGTGTAAACAAAGGTAGCAATGGAAATTACTTTGTCTTTGCCGGAGAAGAGAGAGAAATGATGAAGAACTGCATTAAAGTATTGCAGGATAAGACGGATTCGGAATTGCTTAGGTTTGAGGAGTATGATGTAAACAATATACAGAAACTAATCCTTAACCGAGGGCTGTTTGGGAAGAAAACTATCCTAGTAGTTGACAACCCCTCATTTGTTTCGGAGCTTATAAAGGTCATTAAACCCACCGTTAATTACTTAATAGTAATAACAAGTAAGTGCTCCAACCTTCCTGTAGGGGTAGAATTAGTGGAGTTTAAGCAACTTACAGCGGGGGAGCTCGTAGCATATACACAAAGTAATTTAAAAATAACCAAAGCAACTGCAGAACTTCTTGTGGCAGTTAGTGAGAATAATTTGTCCGATTTAAAGAACAACATTGCCAAGCTCAATAATTACACACAAGATAAAATAACTGAAGAGCATATTGAGACAGTTTGTCATATACCGGACAATTTTAAAGTTTTTGACATGATTGACGCAATTTGCAATAAAGAAGCAGAAAAGGCAATCTATATTTATCACAAGTTGAATGAGAATAATGTTAAGCTTTTGTCACTGCTTTATACACAGTACAGAAAAGTATTGGCTGTAAAGAGTATGATGGAACAGGGCAGAGGTGCTGATGATATTGTAAAGATAACAAAGATACCCAAATTTATTGTTAATAACTGCATGAAAATGTCAAAGCATTATAGTACTCATGCATTAGTGCAAATTATAGATAAGCTCTTTGATTTGGATTTTAAAATCAAGACCGGGAAATGTAATGACAAAATCGTATACAGTTTCATACTGTATATAATGTAAGGGGTGCATAGAGTGTTTCAAATAAAAACCTTTGATAGTGCAAATGACAAGGAAATAAATGAGTGGCTACGCGAAAATGATGTCGAGGTAGTAAGTGTCAACACTGAGCCTATTGTGGACTATTACTGCTATCCGTCTGAGCCCAAAATATGTAGTCAGTGGATAAGAACAACTCTGTTATATAAAATTAAGGCATTAGAAGGAGGTGAGGAAATGAAGGAAATTATGCGGAGTAAGATGATAACATTTTTCATGGATGAGGAAGGTACGGATGAATTAGTAATACACTTCAAGCATGGCTACTATGAAACATTAAAGTCCATCGAATCCGAAGAGCCGGAAATATACACGACTCAACTGAGTTTATTGCGTACATCCCTGTTCACAAGGGGCTACAGAATTTTTATAAGAGAAAGAAATGATGACTTATTTGAAATAACATTGGGTGACTGTAGTAGAACTAATAGAGAAATTAGGCTAAGTCACAATTTAGAAAAAATGCTATTGACGGGTGTATTCAGCAATGGCAACACCACTATAAAATAAAAGGAGATATTTAAATGACAAACAAATTATTTTTAGACACAGAAACAACCGGTTTCAAACCAGGGCAGATTGCACAGTTATCCTACATAATAACAGACAGTGCCCTAAAATTTAAGGGAGCAGTTAATCAATTTTTCCTGGTGGATGAAATGCCAAAACAGGCATCTGATGTACATGGGTTCACTATGGAAAGACTGTCTGAACTGTCTGGAGGCACTAGGTTTCAGGACAGAGCAAGCGAATTGGTTGTGGATTTTAAAGACAGCGATTTAGTTATACATAATTCACAATTTGATATGAATTTTCTACACACGGAGTTTATGAGATGTAAACTACAAATTGAGCCTAAGTCCACATTTTGCACAATGAAGCATTTTACACCAATCTGTAAGATACCCGGAAGATTTGGAAACAAGTGGCCTAAACTTGAGGAGCTTATGAAGTTCTTGGGTATTGAGCCCGAGGTTGCACTTGCAATGGCTAGAGAATTTTATGGGGCTGGCGATATAGGATTCCATGATGCTAGATTTGATACAGCGGGGCTTTTCCTATGCTACAAACAGGGAATGATGGGCAAATTTATAGATTAAATTTTGGAGGTTTGTATGCTTAACGCACAAGGTGGAAAATTTGACAAGTTTCTAGTAATTAACAGGAAGTTTTTGCAATTCCTATCCATAACAGACCAACTTAACTTACACAAAATGATGAATAAAGTGAATAAGAAAATTCCGGATGTGCGGGACAAACGATACATAGTCATAAATACGGATGAGCCCTATGCGGAAGAAGTAATTGAGATTATGAAGAAACACGGACATTGGGATTAAACATGATTTGTTCTTTTTGCCATTTTTATTTTACAATAATGGCAATACGGCTTTATAATGCATTACAATGGAACAAAATATTTCAGTGATTTTATTATTTAGTATTTACATTTAGATGTTTGTGCTGTATAATAAAATCCTACTGCAATATTGTTCACATAAAAATAAGGAGAGGTGTTAGTTATGACTCAGGTAAAAATTAATAAGGTATTTGGTGAAACACCCGTTAATGTCATTCTTCATAAGAATGATGATGGCAAAGTTGCTAAAATGGAAGTAAACAACAGAAAATTTAGCAGTGAGCGAATGGGAAGAGCATTTATGGAATCCGAATTGAAATTAACTTCCGAGCAGGTTAATGAGGTTATGAATGAGGGCGGAGAAATTATTGAGGCTGTTGCAACAGAAACAGGTACTCAAGCTAAGAAAGAAACTTCCGCAAAGACACCAAAAGCACCAAAGGAACCAAAAGCGGCTGTAAAATTCAAACAGTCATTTAGAACAGGTAAAACTGCAATTGAAATCGAGATCGAAGAAAAAATGGAGTCCAATAAAAAAGTCGTTAATGGGCACATAATGGACATTTTAACTGGTGAAGTTAAGAGATTCAATAGTAAGGACCAGGCAATTGAATTATTATTAGCAGGCTATCTTGTAAGTAAAGTGACTGCCCTTAAAATGCTTAAGGCAGATTGTCCTATTGCATTAACAGAAGATGCACTAAAGGCAATTACTCCTGGTGTAGAATTAGATGATGTTGGCATAATAGGAAAAGCGGCTCCAACTCCAAAAACTCCAAAAGAGCCAAGAAAACCAGTTGATGGATATCCAAAATGGGTATTAAGAGACCCACAAGATGTTAACCAATACAAGTTAGTGCAAGAAGCTAAGGCTTCAGGTTACAGTGCAAAGATAATGGAAGCCAACAGAGCAACTAGAGGTCAGGTTAATGTGTTATTTGGAAAAGACATGTTGTGGCATGTGAGCGTAACTACTGTAGAGGACTTTGTTAAGTCAGAAGAGTATAAGCCACTTGCGGAAAGAATTAGCACGTTGACAGCCGGAGACAGAGCTAAGAATGAGTCACTTGAAAGCACTGAAAAGAGATATGCAATTTTCCTAGCTAGAGCACTTGCAGGAACTTACAAACTCGCTTTTGATGAAAAAGTGGACGTTCAAAAAATTGAAACAGAAGATTTATTAACAAAAGAAAGAAGAAAATCTGTTTATAACAGATAATTAAGTAGAATTATATATCAAGGTGAATCTACATAATTTAACATTTAAATGTGAGTGTACCCAGCACTCACATTTTTCACAACGACCACTAATTTACAAAGTAGTGTGGTAGGTTTTATACTGTAGTATAAACAAAGGAGGTATATTAGATATGAATATTAAAACACGAATTGAGGAATGCAAGGGGCTTTCGGAATTAATGGAAAAGGTGCCTGTTAGATTAACAAAAGAGTTTGACTTTGAGGCGGGGCACCACTTGGTACCATACGAGGGCAAATGTGAATACTCACATGGGCACAGTTATCATATGGAAGTAACGATAGAGGGTAAGCCGGGCAGAGATGGACTTCTAATTGACTTTAAGGAATTGAAAGACATGGTAAATGGGGTTATAGAACCATTGGACCACAATTACCTAAATAATTATTTTGACTTCAATACTACATGTGAGAATATGATAAGATATTTGTGGGTGGCAATACAAGAAGAACTTCCACCGCATGTGGCATTAGAGGAAATTAAACTTTGGGAAACTAGGAACAGTTATGCAACATTGACAAGCAAGATGGTACACAAGGCTATGTGTCCATATGCTTAGAATGGAGGAGGAAATAAAATGAAACTTTTAGAGCACTTTGTCAGTATAAATGGAGAGGGTAGATACCAAGGATACCCTGTACTATTTCTAAGATTTGTTGGTTGTAATTTGAGATGTTCCTATTGTGATACCTCATACAGCTATGAGGGTGGAAAAGAAATGTCCGTTCCTGAGGTATTTGACTTGGTATCATCCAGTGGTGTACAGCGTGTGACAATTACAGGTGGGGAGCCCTTATTACAGGGTGATGACTTAATTTCACTTTGTATAATGTTACTAGGGTCTGGATTTGAAGTTGAAATAGAGACGAATGGTTCATGTGATATATCAGAACTCCCTGACCATCCTTCATTATGCATAACAATGGACTGGAAGACTCCAAGCAGTCTTATGTCACCTTGTATGCAACTAAGCAACTTGGATATATTACAGAGTAAGGACGCTCTTAAATTTGTATGTGGAAGTGAATTAGACCTCTTGGATGCAAAACAGCTTATAATTAACTGTAAGCCAAATTGCCAAGTATTCTTTAGCCCTGTATTTGGAAAAATTGAGCCAAAAAGAATTGTTGAATTTATTCTGGAGAACAAATTGAATAACTGCAGAATGCAACTACAAATACATAAATTTATATGGCCACCGGAAGAGCGAGGGGTATAGTAGCATGTGGAAGACTAAAAATGAAAAATTCATTTTACTTTCACTGTTAGCACTAAGCCTAGTATTCCACATAGTTTTCGGACTATTCAGCAACTATAGGATAACGTACTTGGAAAACCAGTTGTTTCTATGTGAAATTGAAATTAGTAGTCTGGAGAGAAGAAATGCACTTTACGAAGTAATTAATGACTCTCTAGGAAGACAGCTAGAGGAGTACAAAAAGGGCACACTTAATTGATTAAATTAAGGACTCACATAAATCAAAGTGAGTCTTTTAATTTTATTTTACATTTTTACTTGATTCATTTTATACTGTATTGCAAAATTAATTTTAAGGAGGCTAGTATGGGTAGAAAATTAACACCATCAGAAGAAATTATAGCCAGTTCATTTAAGCAGATATTGGAAGCAATTGGCGAAGACCCTAATAGAGAGGGGTTGGTAGAAACACCAGAAAGATTTGCAAGAGCTTATAGTGAGTTCTTTAGTGGGCTTAAAGAAGACCCAAGAATACATTTACAGAAGGGCTTTAATGAAGGAGCCACAAGTGCAATGGTAATCGAAACTAAGATACCGTTTAATTCATTTTGCGAGCATCACTTTGTTCCATTCCATGGAATTGCTCACATAGGTTACATACCAAATGGCAAGGTCGTTGGTTTGAGTAAGCTTGCTAGACTTTTGGAAGGCTATGCCAAGAGACCGCAGATACAAGAAAGGCTGACAGGTCAAATTGCAGATGCCATAATGGAAGTCCTGGATGCTGAGGGCTGTGCAGTTATAATAGAAGCAGAGCACATGTGCATGACAGTGAGGGGAGTTAAAAAACCAGGTACCATAACAGTCACTAACGAGATGAGAGGAACATTCTTAACTGACCCTGCAATTAGGCAGGAGTTTTTATCAATGATAAGGAGATAATGAACATGATTAAATTTGTTGGGGCGTACCCTGGAGTTGTAACCATAGGCAATATTAAATATGCACATGATGAATTAACTGTTGGTGTTGGCATGCTGTGCAAAAATGACGTACCAGATTTGGAACAGATTAAAAAGGATATAATGGAATGGAAATGGCCGGGCTCAATAGAAGAGTTTGTAAATGAGATTGTTAACTACTTAAGTGCATGCATGGACTTTAAGGGAGTTATGGTAACAGCAACCAGCAGTTTATTTGGTAGTGGACATACAGTGGTGACCGACGAGGTTTTAAGGGACTTTGATGTTAAGCAAGAAATGTATTACCTACTGGACAAGGCGGGTGCAGGACTTAGAAGGTGCAAATTTACCATTGCAGAAAGAAGGCGTAAACCGGACAGCGGTGCATTTTATATGCATGAAGAACAGCATGAAGGATATTTCCATCAATGGTTCCATGAGGGTAGACTAGAAGAGGGCGAGGGTGTTGACTTTGGTGCCATATGTGAGGACCTAAGTGGAAAAGTACATAAAGTATGGAAAACTGAAGCCATCGAATTCCTGGACAGATAATATGGATGAGCAGTTAAGAAATAAAATTACGGCATTGAGGGAGTTAGTGTGGGGTGAGGATATAGCAAGCCCCACATGTCCTGAATACATTGAACACCATGCAAGTATACAGAAAATATTAAAATTTATTGACACACAACTTTTAAAGGAGGATTAAAATGAAGGATAGAATTTTAGTGTGCTCATGCCAGAGACATGAACTATTAAAGGTGGGTACTAAGGTTACCCTTAAGAGAGTAGACAGTGAGCATGATAATGAAGCTGTTATGATATCAGTAGACAACGTTGGAGATACTGTCTTTGTTTCTAATAGTGTAAACACTACAGTAACAGGAGCAAATAGTGCCGGGTACCTAGCCGCTATGATGGAATTAAGGGGTACTAAACAGGTAAAGGGTACTGCTATACTTGTGGACAAAGGGTATGCTATTATAGAAATAATTACCAGAGAGGAATTGATGTGATGGGTAGAACGATAGTAATTAGTGGGGCTTCAAGTGGTTTGGGTAAGGCAATAATAGAGGGCATAGCAAGAGACGGTGATTTTGTGTACAGTTTAGGCAGGAGCACTCCAAATTTAAATCTAGACCATGTAGCTGTTCAGCATGTGCAAGTGGACTATAAGAATCCAGCAACTGTGGTTGAGCAGTTGAAGAGTGCAGGTATACTCAGTTGCGATTTACTGTTGAACTGTGCAGGCTATATGCCACTCGAGGACAGTTTTTTACTGTATGACACAAAACAGGAATTCAATATTTTGGATGTCAATTTGACGTCACACTACCTTGTGACTAAGCACTTTATACAGGGTGCTATGGAGGATTGCAGTAAATTGGACATAATAAGCATTGCTTCCTGTTGTGGGGTAAAGGCGGACAGCGAAACTCCATTGTATGCGGCGGCAAAGGCAGGTATAATTGCTTTAACTGAGGGGCTATGTACATTTAAACCAGAGCTAGTTAGAATAAACTGCATAAGCCCCGGGTATTTTAACACAAACTTAGTACCTGGAGATGCACCACAAGAGCTTTTGGATGCACAGGTACCACAAAAAAGAGAGGCACAGCCAGAAGAAATAGTGCCAGTTGTTAGAATGATATTGGATAGTCCATTTATGACAGGCTCCAATATAATAATTGATGGAGGACAGGTGAGAAAATAATGACTAATGATAAAAAATTTCCATTAAGTTGTGTCTACTTGACAAAGAAATGCCCAAGAAGATGCGAATATTGTAGAATAAGAGACAGCAAGCTACAAGGTCCAGAGTTGACAACAGAGCAGTGGCTTAATGCATTTAAAATCCTTAAGGATGCTGGTGTAGAGTTTAATTTAATTTTAGGTAATGAGCCTTTTATGCTTAAGGAAGAACTTCCTAAGATTATTGAAGGGATTAAGGATTACAATTATGGAATCTACAGCTCCGCTCCTAAGGAGTTGTTTGAGCAGTATTGTGACGATGTTGTAAATGCAGGATTAAAGAACTTCAGTATACCAATAGACTTGGTTAATATAGACACTGAGTATAAGGGTGACATAAAAGATAAAGGATGGCAGGGATTGGAAAACTTGCTTGCCATGAAAGAAAAGGGCGTTGAGGAACTCTTGGGTATAATTACTGTACACAAGATGAATTGCAGAAACCTTGTTGACATTGTTAAGTATGTTAGCCAGTTTGGATTGACGGTAGGACTGAATGTTATCCATTGGGACCAAGACGGTAAATATGACTTCTTCCCACCAAAGGGTGAATTATCTGAATACATACTGGATGAGGAAGATAAGCTTGCATTGAAAGAGCAGTTAAAAGAACTCCTTAGAATGAAAAATGACAAGGAAGTTAATATACAGAACAATGCAAACTGGTTCGCAGACCTATTTAGATACTTAGATAATTTGAATTGGCATTGTACCAAGGATGAAATACTCACAATTGATGCAGATGGCTCTTTCAGAGTGTGCGGGTATAGAAAGGGAGAGAACATTTGCAAGTTTAATGTATTCAACTTCCAAGATAACTTAGAGGAATTCCTTGCGGCATGGCACAAGGATAGACAGGAATGCCCAGGCTGTTTCTGGTCCTACCCATACTTATCCGAACAGTGGAATGATACCGCAAACCACTTTATGGATTTGGATAAGATTTTTAAAGAGCAACTTAATAAATAAACCAAAGATGGCTTGGGGTGGAATAAATCTATCCCAAGTCACTAAAATAATAGGAGGTAGTAATGAAAATAAAGACATTAGTAGAAGATGGAATTTTGAAGTGTGCTAGTCAATCTTGCTTAGACTGTACCACCAGCAATAAGGCTAAAGGGTGTAAGGTTGCTGTGATACCAGATGAGGAGAACATTGAAGACAGGGAATCACAGCCAGTGGTCCAACTTTTGAATGGTGATGAGTTGAAGGACCTGTTTTACCAAATAGGGGACTTTGCAAAAATCTGTTATGACTCCCAAAATGGAATCAAGCACATTGGAAAACATGTAATAGACACAAATCATGGGTCTGCTCTAAGGAGTGTGCATTTTAAATTTCATGTGGAAGGGGCAAGCAGAGCATTTAGCCACCAGTATGTTAGGCACAATGTGGGCGTGGACCATAATCAACGTTCACAGCGATATGTGGAAGAGGATGGCTTTAACTACATAACCCCACCAAGTATTAAAAAGAACAAAGTTGCAGAAGTAATCTATGTGGATGCAATGGAGTACCTAAACACTATTTATGGTGACTTAAAGGCACTGGACATACCTGCTGAGGATGCTCGATTTGTACTTCCAAATGGGTGTGAGACCAGAGTTAACACAGTGTTTTCCCTTCAAGCTATGATTCACTTTATGAATGAGCGTCTGTGCAATAGGGCCCAATGGGAAATAAGAAGAATAGCGTCTATGATGAAGGATGAAATGGCAAAATATGTGCCCGAGGTACTGGAATACATGGTACCTAAATGCGAACAACTTGGGTATTGTATTGAGGGCAAAAAATGCTGTGGCAAGATGCCAACTAAAGCTAAGGTATTAGAGGGTTATAAACAATATCTAATAATGACGCAGGTGCAGGAGGGTAACAATGGCAAAGATATATTGGGCTAGAATAAATAGTTTAGCAGTAATCCCAACAAAGAGAAAGGAGGATGCTGGACTGGATATTTATGGAATATTACTGGACCCATATCTCGTACTGGAGCCCCAACAGATTCATAAATTCCACACAGGACTGAAGTCCGCCTTTAGTGACAGGTATGCTGTTATACTTAAGGAGCGTGGTAGTACAGGCACCAAAGGACTACAGCAAAGGGCTGGAGTATTTGACAGTGGCTTTAGAGGGGAGTGGTTGGTTCCTATTCAAAACTGCAATAATGTGCCAGCAGTATTTTATAACGATAAGGTAATCACACAAGAGGAAATTAAGCTATTGCCGGGAATGGATAATGCAATTTACTACCCAATGTCTAAGGCAATATGTCAGGCAGTGATGGTGAAGACTCCTCGAGTGAAGTGTGTGGAGGTAAGTTTATCTCAAATACTCAGGAAGGCATCCAAAAGGATGGAAGGTTTAATCGGGAGCTCCGGAAAATGAGTAAACTAATTATTGTAGAGGGTCCGCAGGGCGTTGGAAAAACTACCATTACTAACTGGCTACGCGAGCAGTTACCATACACTAACTTATACAGATTGAGTGGGCACCATGATAAGGCACCAACTGGAAAGCTTAAGTCCACCAAAATGTATTGTGCTTTAATGGATTATATGGAAAGTACTTCCGGCACAGGTGTTAACTTGTTATTCGACAGGACATTTATTTCAGAGGAAGTTTATTGCAGGCTTGGATATAGAAACTACAACTTCAGTGATGTTTGTGCGGGGCTGATGGACCGCTTGGACAAAATAGACTATGATGTTGTAATACTGAATTTGTTCTGTGATAACCTGGGCGTCATGCAGGAAAGACTAAATCGTGATAAGACATCACATTTGGATATAAACTTTTGTACAGAGGAATCAATCCGTCAGCAATCTGAGTACTATAAGTTGATGGAGGAGCTTTCTGAAACACATAAGAACATAAGGATTTGGTCAGTTAATACTGAGAGTAGGTCAACTTGGGAAAGAGTACTGGAAAACTTAGTTAACGAGCCAGAGTGTCAAAAATAAAGCCCTAATTCAGGGCTTTTTATTTTACAATTATTTATGGTTGGTTTTATACTGTACTATATAAATTAAGGAGGTATGAACTTAATGTGCGGAATTGCAGGTATTAGGTTTGGAGAAGGTAACCACACAGAGCAGGTAAAAAAGATAGTGCAACTGATGGAAAAAACTAGTCTTAGGGGTCAGGATGGTTACGGTATTGTAAGTGTAAAGACAGGGAAGTGGCTTAAAAGTACAGAACTTCCAACAGGTAGTGAGCCATTTTTTAATATGGACTTCAGTGGGGATTTCGTAATACTTAATGCACGGGCACAGCCTATGACGGAAATTGCAAGCACTGATGTGGATTCACTGCAACCAGTATTAAAGTATGGCTATGTCCTTGCTCATAATGGTGTTGTGTCAAACGATGAAGAACTGTGTAATAAGTACTCACTTACAGATATGAAATTAGACTCAGAACTTGTGTTGGACTTGCTACACAGACACACAACCTATGGTACGGTTAGAGACTGTTATAGTATACTCAAGCATGAGGTATTTCCAATTTTGAGTGGGGGCTTTGCATGTGCTTTTGCCAAGATAGGTAACCCCGATGAAGTAGTATTAATCAAAGACTTTAAAACGCTTTGGTATGGTACGGACAAAAATGATTTTTATTTTGCAAGTGAGAAAGAGTTTATTGAGGATATATTTGGGAAAGAGAATATATTTAGCAGAAATAGAATCGAAAATGTCAATCCGTATACAATTAATTACATAAACTTTAAACAATTCTGTCACGTGGAAGAGGAGTTGCACACAAAGACAATTTCCAGCTTGCCACCAAAGAATGAAAATTTAGTGCTTGTATGTGCAAGTGGTGGTATTGATAGTTCTACCAGTGCCTATGTTGCTAAGAAGATAGAAGGTAAGGAAGTTGTAATGGCATTTTTTGATATGGGCCAAAAGAGTGCAGAGCGAGAGTGGGAAGCTGTTCAGGCAATAGCCAATGATTTGGGTGCGGCAGTAAAATACATTGACATTAAATGGCTCGGACAATTGGGAAGTAGCGTATTGACAGACCCCAACTTGGATATACCAAAGTCGGAAAAAACTAACATAAAGAGCACCGTATGTTGGACGCCAGCAAGAAACTTAGCAATGATGAGTATACTTGTGTCGCTTGCTGAAAGTATTGGAGCAAGTGCAATATATAATGGTTGGACCTTGGAGGAGGGTG